AGGCATGAATGGTTTGGGTGGCGCCTACTCATACGACAGTCCTCGACTCCTTGAGATTGTTCAAGGTAAGATTGCCGAACACGAAACTGCACTGATGAAGTGGAACCTTCTTTTAGATAGGATTAATGACAATGTTTGAACAACAGTACGCAATGACTATGCTTTTGATTATGACCGTGACCAATGTCTTTCTTGGTATTGTAATGGTCGCAGGATTTATTCCGATTGAATACGGAATGTCGCTTGCTTTCTTCGCAATGTGTGGTATGATCTGGAAGTGCAAGGTGGATCTCATGGGCAATGTTCGCCTCTGGGAGAATCCGAAGCAGTACCGAGATCGTATGGATACTCGAATTCTCCGTGGAAGGTTTGAAGAAGAGAAGTGATATATATGGTGTCCCCTTACAATAGAGACACCACACATGTTAAAACGACTCCTGCTTTCTCGCCGTCGTAGGTTATATCTGAAGCGGTTCCGCCGCAACCCAAACTACTTTACTAATTTATCTGGAAGGTATCAGGACTGGGGCCGACCACGGCCCCTACCCTAACGAATATTATGAACTGTCTCGAATGTGAAAATGAAATTGCTCCTGCACGACTTGAAGCAATTCCCGATACTGAATATTGTGTTGATTGTGTAGACAAGAACTCAACTCCTACTATTGCTCGTGTGATCTATAGTCACAAGTGCGACAGTGAACTCTTTATCGCAAAGGGTAAGGAGAATGTTCGTCGTCTTGACCGAGAATGGGCCAGGGCAAGATGATCAAAGCCATTTTACCAATTCTGTTTACTACGGCTGTCTTTGCACAAGAAGTTTGTCCTCCTCGTTACAATAGTTTTGATTGTGACAAGTGGGAAAAAGTAGAAGATAAAATTTGGTACAGGTCATGTACAAGTGAAGTCTTAACCGACGAAGGCGAACTTAAATTCAGCACGACACTGGAGACTTGGAAGGATAAATCCAATCCAGATTTCATCGACGTTGAGGGTATTCTTACTGTTAAATACCACCAATATGGATGGGCATATTACAACTATGTCCACCGAAGTCAGATGTGTCCATTCCCTTTGACTCAGGTCAGGGGGAATATTTATTGGGACTGGGATACTGCCTATGAATGGTACGGACAAAACTCAACAGACGAAGAGTGGGATTTGTACCAAGAAGCGAATGTAAATTTTGGTGATATGCAATGGGCCACTAAGAACGGATTCGGTCAGAGTGGAGATTTGTATTTTGGTTGTAGAAAGAAGTATGGTCTAGTTTACAGTGGACCGAACCCAACATTCTCAGTACGGGACATTGAATTTGACGATAGATTGTGGAGGTATCGTTTTCCGGAAGAAGAGAATGCTATTATTGATTTAGAACCACCACTATCGTTTGATCCCGATGATTCGGACAAGAATAATTTTGCGATGAACTTGCGAATTCGCATGAGTGGTAAGCATGTAATCAAAGCAGTAAACGGCGTGATGCTAGATGACGAGAACACAATTCAAATTCCAAACGTAGTACGAATTCGATTCCGTGCTAGGTTTGAAATAATGGATCCTGAGTATTGCCCTGATCAACCAGAACCGCCGGCTCCAGTGTATGGTGATTCTTCATCTGATGAGATTGCACCATAACCTAAATAGGTAAAAAGAGGTTAGCAGTTTACCTCGTAACATGGAGATTTCAATGAGACTACAGTATACTTACGTCGAGAGCGACTGCTACGAATATGATCCTGAACCAACCTACATCGGTGGTGCGCCTCCGATTCGAACCGAGGGTATTCCCGTTGGTTGGAAGAAGGGTTCTTTTGCCGAACAAGACGGACTAGATCTTTCCTCTTTCAATGTTCGCAATCGCCGATACAACAATAAAGCAGGTAATAACAACCTAAGCGATATCAACAACTGGAACAGTGGTTACTGGGCAACAGTTTTGATTACACCCAAGCACGCAATTGGTTGCCGTCATTATTGGAGAACTGTTCCTGCACAAGAACGCAAGCAGCGTTTCATGGGGAAGAGTGGTAAGATCTACTATCCTGAGTGGGAATCAACTACCGAGTTTAATGGTGATCGTATTATCATTACATTCAAAGAAGAACTACCCGAAGATGTCACGCCAATCGAAGGATGTGATATCGGTTATGTACCAGTCGGTAGCAAGATTTATCAGTTGACGAATCAGGGTATGCTTCACTACATGTACACTAAGGGTGGTAAGGTTATCACTTACGGCGGCCGCCCCCCTCGTGTCTATGACTTTGAATATGAAGTTGACGACATCATGGGTGAACGCCAAGCAATATGGAGTGGAGACTCTGGTACACCCACATTCGTCAAGGACGAACAGAACGACAAACTATACTGGCTTGGAAACAAGTGGGGTGGTTTCCCTATGTCACAAGACAGTGAATCCGCACAAGAGATTATAGATTTCGTCAAGGGTGCAACCAGCGATAAGCGTCCTACTGGTTACGACTGGAAAGTCGCCCGACTTAGTGGTGGAGGAATGGATTACAACAATGATGGTGTAATCGACTCTGCTGATCTCGGACATGTTCTTGCTGCCTTTGGTATGAAGGGAGCAGGTTACTATGAACAATTCGATCTCAACGATGACGGTAGAATTGATTCAGGAGACATGGGACAGATTTTTGCTAAGTGGGGCGTAACTGCCGAAATGGTAACTTACGATCCAGATAATCCCCCACCACCAGTACAAGAAAGAAAACCTGCAAATCCAAACAAGGATGAATGGGGGTTCGGCGCGTCCGACTAAATATAAAGGCAAAGAATAAGGAGAATATTATGCCTACAGTAACGACAACTACAGAGCCCAAACCGGGAGTGAAGTCCACCGAGTTTTGGGCAGCATTAACCATTGGAGGGCTTCCGTTAATTGAACAACTCGGTTGGTTCAAGAATTGGCCTACTACCGAGGGTGGTGAAATTGCAATGTGGTCAATCGCAGGTGCAGTTGTTTGCTCGTACATTTGGAGTCGAGCATGGGTAAAGGTAAGAGGGAAAGGAGAATTTGATGAGATTAAAACTATTAACAGCAACGCTACTTCTAGCAAGTCCGGCAGTCGCACAGGATGAATTGGTATGTCCACCAAGACTGATTCCAATGATGTCTGTCAGTCTACCAGACGACACCGGTAAAATCATTACCGTGTCCGAAGTAGAAAACGACACTAGAAAAATTGTCGCGGATTACGAAACACTTGATCGAGGAACGATCGGTGCATTTCCTATGGATGGGAGTATTGATTGGACAAACAATTCGGCAGAAAGAAGAAGGTTAAAGTATCGTCAGTCTATTCTGGTTGACGAGGGTATCATGCCTATTATTCCTCCGGGATTTGATGAGGTATGTTGGGAACCTTCTACTCGAAGACTGATTACAGTTTACGAACAAGTTCTAGAACCCGGCGAAAGTTTAACAACGCCAATTTTCTGGGAAATCACAACACGACTGGAAGGTCAAATTGCAGATGTTAACGGCGATGGTTGGGTTGATGCTCAGGATCAAGGATTGGTCTTGGGAGCATTTGGAACTGATAATCCTCTGTACGATCTCAATCAAGATGGTATTGTCGATGGTGCAGATCTCGCAATCGTCTTGAGTCAGTGGTCTGAGTCCTTCGATGATGTTATCGAAGCAAACGCTGGAGGCGGAGGTGGTCCAATTGATCCACCAGTTGAAATCGTTTACAACGAAGATTGGAAAGGGGCAAATGAAATTTTTGCTCTAACTCTAAATGAAGTTCCCAACGACAATACTCGGGAAGGACACTTCATAATCCCAAAAGCGATTTGGCGGTTGACCTGATTCGAGGATCATTCGGTGTCGCAGACGACACCGGATCCGGTGGACCAGCCGCCATCTCAGCATCGACTTACGGGTATCAGTCAGTTAATTTAGATCATGATACAATGTCAGTAGATGAGTGGGTTGCAGCAAATCCAGATGCAGTTTGGATTGTTGAAATGTACAGAGATGGTGAATTGATAGGAACGGTTGCAACAGATTCCTCGAACGTAAGTGGAAGGGATCAAGTACAACCAGCAGATGGATCCAGACAATACGGAACTGGAATCTGGTGGTCAGCATTGGTTCCTCCTTCGGAATTTGAAGTAGGTGATAAGTGGATAGTGTATGGGTGGGCAAGCCCGGCAGAACAGGCTTTCTTGCCACCGTATCCGCCTGATAGATTCTATTGAAGTAAGCATTCAAAAAGCACTTCTGGGGCAGGTTATGGGCATTTGCTTGTAACCTGCCCCTTTTATATTTGGACCTAAAAAATATCTCACAAATATTGGAATAAAGGGTTAAGTAGGGTTGACATCTGGTCGATTTATAGTATAATAGGGGAGTTCCAACGTGGAACGAACCGATCGCAACGGGATTTGAAAAGGAATCCAACCATGCACGATGACGACTCTTTCACCCTCACCATGATGAGCATCTCAACGATGATTCTTATTATCTGTGTTCTGGTCATGATTATGGCCGGTGGATGTACCGTCTCCGTTGGTGCTGAAGGCCGTGCCTTCTACCCGGCGGACAAGTCACCCCGTAAGGGGTTTTACGATGCGGGTGGTATGGACGGTATCTACAGCCGTCCTGCCTCCGGATCTTTCGCTACTCTTGGGAGTGGTAACTGATGGAATTTATCCGCACGCATGTCGGGTACTTTGATTTTGTCGAAGGTGGTTTTCAGTCGGGTGCCTCTTGGGGATTCGTGATTGGAGTCGGCGTCATGTTCGTTCTGTTCAAGGTCAGCCGATTCGGAAGACGAAAGAAGATCTGAGTGGACGGCCCTGTCGTCTAGTGGTTAGGACACGAGATTTTCACTCTCGTAACCGGAGTTCAATTCTCCGCAGGGTCATTCTTGGGAACGTAGCCCAACGGCAGAGGCAACGGACTTAAAATCCGTACAGTGCGGGTTCGAATCCCGCCGTTCCTATTACGAGTAAAACGATGAACAACATCAAAAAGAAAATCTCAACGCGAGATAAGAATTGGAACCGAGATGATACGGGGCGTCCCGTAACTCGTTCAACTACATGGGGTGCTAAGGATAGATGCCCCAAGAAGAACCGCCGTGATTGGCGGAAGGAGAATCACAGATGAGTGGATTCGCAATTAAGAGAGAGCTTCTTGAAGAGCTCGAGTATCGTAGTGGTGAGAATGGTCTTACTACTTGGTGGGACACGAGGGATCACGGAAGGTTCGTGATTACGTCGCTTCGGTATCACGACGAAGATACCGGCGTGACTAGTGTTCATCGATCCGTGAAGGATCTTGAAGGAAATCTTTCCATCAACAACTACCACAATCTCGCCGGTTCGCGGCCTTTCATGGCCACCGAGCGAGATCACCAGCGTCTGCTTACGCAGATGATCCGTGAGTGGGAATCTGGAGAAATCAATCATGGCGAATGAAGTCACCAACAACGTCACCATTACTTTCAACTCTGGCCCTGCCGGAGAAAAGGCTGCCAAGGTGTTTGAATATATCAACGAAAACGATTCGTTGCTGACTCCAGAATTGTATCCAAACAAGCCGGAAGATAATGAAATCTGCCGAACGTGGATGGAACAGAACCTTGGTGGAAAGTGGGCTCGCAATGAAGAGGCTGAGATCTCTCGGTCTGATGATGGCAACTACCATGACGCCCACATCAATATCGGCACCGCTTGGTCGCCGTGTACGCCTTGGGTCGAACGACTCGTCGAGTATCTTGTCGATGGTTTCACCATCACCCATACATACGTTGACGAGTGCCTGAATTTTGTTGGGTCGAACGTATGGGAAGACGGCGAATTGATTTACGACTTTGACAGCGAGGATTTCTATTCCACGCTCGAAGAGGAAAGTAAGGTTCGCGCTAAGAGTGCCGGTATGGTACTTGAAGACATGTCCGACGAAGACATCGACGAATGGCGATGGGATTGGATGTGGGATTTTGTTTACGACACCGTGGAACCACCCGAAGAGGTATACTCCCAATGAGCCAGTATAGATTGCATATTGACATTCCGCTTGGAACCAGTGAACCCGAAGCCGTGCGTATTGCACAGCATATGATCTCGAGCATTGCTACGCATGTTCAGCTTCGATCGAAGATCGATGAAGTGGTTAATGGTATGAACTATCGTCTCGGTCATGATGATGATCGACAGAAGTCGAATTACCTGATGGTAGATGACGAAGGACATGTAAATAATAAGAAATGTCGCTTGACATTCAACTCAGAGAAGGTATAATATAAACATGAAGAACGCAAGAATTCAAAAGTTCCGCAACATTGCGGTAAATCAAACCCGACTTCCGTTTGTCCTTTTCATTGTCAGCACGTTGCTGACGATCACTTGCCTGCTGAATCTGATTCAGCTGGGAAGGGTAGAGGACACTATTCGCCCTGATGTAAGTGTAAACGATCTCCTGTATCTCTTCGGATACTTCGTATCGTCCTGCTTCTTCTGGCGATGGACGTTCCACAACTGAATCAAGGGCCGTGGGAGGAATGGTTTTTCTCAGTCCGACTTATAATCGGGTAAACGTGGTTCGAATCCACGACGGCCTATTTGGAGTATATAATGAATCGTAGACTTAGAATCTATATTGCGGGAGCCATGAGTGGCCACCCGAATCTGAATTGGGATGCCTTCGACCGGAAGGAAAAGCAATTGGAATCAGACGGATGGGATGTAGTGAATCCTGCTGCTATGGACAGAGACGCGGGTATTGATCCCACCGATCTAGGCATGTATGACTACGAAGAAGCAGCAAGTCGTGATATCGATGCACTTCGTTCATGTGACGCCATCTACATGATGGCAGGGTTCCAGTTTAGCAAGGGTGCTTGCTGGGAACGGGCTCTTGCTCGGGATATGGGCCTTCAGCGTTACTATGAGATTCCGCGTGAAGACCACGAACGACCGAAGGATTTTGGAAAATGATGATTAAGTGGCTTGACATCCTTGTAATATTAAGTATAATGTATTAACTATATGGGTGAGGCCACCACACAAACTGGTCCTCGACTCGCGGAGACAGCGAGGTGAAGAATGAAGTTTTGGGGTATCTCGCTTCTTCACTACTACAACCCCACGAATTATGCCGCCTTAGCTCAGTTGGTAGAGCTGGTGACTTTTAATCACTAGGTCGGGGGTTCGAGTCCCTCAGGCGGTACTTGGTTTAGAAAAGGTTTTTATGAACACTCAAGAACAACTACGATTCGATGTCTTCTCCGCCGCACAAATGCGTTGCGATCAGAAGTACAACTACGAATTTACGATGTACGAGAACGCTCTTAACAATGGGGAAACTCACACGGCTCCCGTGTACCCTTCGATCGAAGAGATTCTCGACGACGCAAAAACAATTTACGATTTTGTTAACAATAAGGGTTGACAAACCCTTCAAGATAAAGTATAATACTTTAAACAACGGTGACTTCGATACTCGGGTCGAATAAAACACCAACACTAGTACCGAGAATTTTTGGAGATGTTTGCCATGAGCAACACCAACACCCAGTCCCAGACTCGCCGCGTTCTTAACTACCTCACCTCGGGACGAGGCCTCACTTCTGCCGAAGCACGTAGCCGATTCGGCGTTCAGAACATGCGGGCAGTGATGACCCGCGTCCGTCAGCTCACCGAGCGATACGGTAACTGGCGAGTCACCACGAGCGAGACCGCATCCGGTAGCACCCGCTACATGATCAAGAAGGTCATCCTCGTCGATCCGGTTTCAGCCTGATCACCCCCTTGCTTGTGCGGGGGGCGAAAGCCCCCCAAACAACTTTTACAACTGAATAGAATAATGTGCGGGAGACTAATTACCTCCTGTACGGGACTCGCATAATAATCTCCCACGAATGGGGATAGTGCAACCTCCAAATGGTTTAGCGACCTGTCCGTATGATGCAGAAATGCTTGTATGAGATGATCCTTAGCGGGATGGGTGGAGGAGTTGAAGCAGGTTACTACCGACATTGTACGTTCGTGCTGCTTCTTTCAGGTATACAATAACCCTGAGTCCCATTTTGATATACCTCGTTCGTGAGATCTCGATGTACAAGTTCCGAGATGGTTGCGTGACGGTTCGACTCTCCAGTCTTTTTTAGAGATTGAGTCGAAGGAGTCGGGTGGGGAATCCGACCCACGAACGATTAGCGGGAGTCGTATAACGGCCATTACCCAAGGTTTCCAACCTTGAGATGAGAGTTCGATTCTCTCCTCCCGCTTTTGCTTACATGTTTAGGAGAATAAATCATGAGTAAGTTTTTTGAGAATGTTTCCAAGGCCTTTTACCTGATGGCCCTTATGTCGATCGTTTTTTCGATCTACGTTTACCAGAACGATTCGACGCTAGGAATCTTCATCGGTCTTTGGGTTCCTACCCTTCTACTGCTCGGTCCTTCCTGCCCTTGGTTTAGATCAGAATGAGTAGGCAACACAGCGCGGGGAAGGGAGACTCTCCCCGTAAAGTGGACCAACAGAAGTACCGCGAGAACTACGAAAAGATCTTCGGTAAGAAAAAAAATCAGAGTGTGAAAAAGAAGAAGAAGACTTGACTCTTCTTCTTTTTTGTGTATAATAACTACAAAGGAGTCAACACATGGCTAAGAGAATTCTAACCGCAACGCAGCAGGCGCAGATGACCAAGCGAGGAAAGACGAAGAAGCACAAGAAGAACAAGCACGGTACGACTGGTAGAGGCAGGAAGAACTGACAACCGGCATTTACTATCAACAAGTCCTTGCCAGATAAGGACTTACGGCAGTCTTGCCCATTGCTCCCGTAGCTCAGTTGGATAGAGCAGCTGACTTCTAATCAGCAGGTCACACGTTCGAGTCGTGTCGGGAGTGCTTACCTAAATAGAATGGTCGAATTCTTTTCACATAAGGAGATAAACATGTTTGAAGATATTACCACATCAGAGGTTCTTGGAACCGTATTTTACACTATCGTCGTTTTCGTCGCCGGTGCCGTCGTTGGTCCTAAGTTCTTTGGCTTCCTTAATGGATTAATGCCTTGGAACAAGTCGGGCGAGTGATATGAGTGTCCGCCACCGTAGCTCAGTTGGCAGAGCAGAGCTTTTGTAAAGCTCAGGTCGCAGGTTCGAGTCCTGTTGGTGGCTATTCGGAGGGCAGTGTTCTTCCCCTGTAGCTCAGTTGGTAGAGCGAGCGGCTGTTAACCGCTAGGTCCTTGGTTCGAGTCCAAGTGGGGGAGTTTCGGGGTGTAGCGCAGCTTGGTAGCGCGGCTGGTTTGGGACCAGCAGGTCGCAGGTTCAAATCCTGTCACCCCGATTAGATTATGATTACGCAGAAACGATTAGACAAATTTCTTGAGACTGGTAAAGACCAATGTCTTTCCATCGAACGATCGAAGAAGCATTGCTCTCTTATCATCTACAAGAATCAGATTGTGTCCGTTGGTATCAATGGTATCGGCAAGACGCACCCTGAAGCCAAGCGTATTGGTTACCGATACGACGAGGTGCATTCGGAACTTGATGCAGTTCTGAAGTGCAAGTATAAAAAGAATCTTACACTGCTGAATCTACGTTTCAACCGATTCGGAGAAATGCGTATCGCAAGGCCTTGCCAACTGTGTATGCCTTGGTGTAAAATGTATTTCGATTCGATCTATTACACGATGCCTGAAGGCGTTGTAAAACTGGAGTATTAAATGATATTTGAATTAACGGAGAGTTCGTTCTCCAAACAAGTGGAAGACAAGGTTCGCAAGAACAACTGCGAGTACATGGAGGCAGTGGTTGAACTTTGTGAAGAACTAAGCATTGAACCAAAACTTGCTGCAAAACATTTATCAAAGCCAATTATCGAGAAGATAGAAGTGGAGGGCGCAAACAACAATCTATTACCAAAGAAGACTAAATTACCGTTTTAATATTGACAACACACAAAACATCTAGTATACTTAAACACACAAAACAAGGAGACATTATATGTCATTCAAAGATCTAAAGAACAAGTCAACCGCAGACATGACCGCTCGTCTTAACGCCGAGATGGAGAAGATGAGTAAGGGTAGCAAGTCCTACAAGGACGATCGATTCTGGCGTGCAACGCAGGACCAGTCGGGTAACGGTTACGCCGTTATTCGTTTCCTCCCGCCAGGCGAGTCTCAGGACATCCCGTGGGTTCGTCTGTTCAATCATGCCTTCAAGGGCCCCGGTGGTTGGTACATCGAGAACTCTCGTACCACCCTCGGTGATAAGGATCCTGTTTCAGAGATGAACACTCGTCTGTGGAACTCTGGTATGGAATCTGATAAGGATATCGCTCGTGAACGAAAGCGTAAGCTCAGTTACATCAGCAACATCTACGTTGTCAGTGATCCATCCAACCCGGAGAACGAAGGAAAGATTTTCCTTTACAAGTATGGTAAGAAGATCTTCGACAAGATCAACGAAGCCATGAACCCTGAGTTTGAAGACGAAGCGGCAATCAATCCGTTCGACTTCTGGAAGGGTGCTAACTTCCGTCTTAAGGTTCGCAAGGTTGCTGGTTACACCAACTACGACAAGTCAGAATTCGAACAGCCTTCTGAACTTCTCGGTGGTGATGATACGGAACTCGAAACGCTTTACAACAAGCAGTACGATCTTTCCGAATTCAGTGACAAGAGTAACTTCAAGTCTTACGATGAACTGAAGACCAAGCTTGATCGGGTTCTCTCTGGTACGGAGAACACTTCGACTGCGGAGGAGACTACGGTTTCCTACGAGGAACGAACTCCTACTCCTGCACCCGAGAAGGCGGCGGCCGTCGCGCCTGAACAAGAGGACGACGCCATGTCGTACTTCGAACGTCTCGCTAACGAAGGTTGAAATCAATTAAAGAGTTTGGGAGGAGTGGGGTCTTCGGACCCCACTTTTTTATTATACGGGACTAAATCGGCCGGTTGGGGTGCCGATCGGTCCATCTGTCGTTGGTGATTTTGGTTCTGTTGGATTTACAATTGTAGTGTTATTATTTGTTGTAATTTGTTGTATTGATTCTCGAGCCCTTGCAGCATCTTCTCTACGAGACTCTACAGAGTCTCGATCCATTGATCCAGCAAGTTCTGACTCTCCTATTTTGGACTGAACTCCAATACCTGACTTTACTTGTTCACCCAGTATTCCCACTGAGGTGCCACCACCCATCGCAGAACTAATCATACTCGCACCACCAAGGGTCGTGGCATCCAGTCCCAATAATGCAAGTCCTTTTATCGTACCCCACCACGAATCATCATATGTGGTTGTATCTATATTTTGTTGAACCGCATTGGCCGTTCCTTCGGCTCTAATTATTTCTTGTTCCAATACAGCAACATTCCCTGTTTTGGATGCTGCATCAACCCGTGCCGTAGAAGTCATCGTACCAGTTCTATTGTTCGCTGCAACAACTGGTACTACATCTGACTTAAATTCATCTACGGCCGCACGGTCTTCTGCTGATAGACTGTCGTAGTGTTCTTGTTGTCTATCTTTCATATCTGTTAAGATACCAACAAACTGTTTACTGTTTTCGTTTAGTTTTGCGAGTTCTTCTTCTGGGTCGAATATGCTATTTGCAATTGCGTCCGTTATTTTATCAGCAAAATCAGACTTTAAGAAAGCTATGAGTGCAGTTATACCAGCAACAGCACCAATCAAAGGAACAGCGATTGGAGCAATTGCGGCTGCGACCGAACCCAGTATTCCGAGAAGAGGTAGAAGTCCTAACATTGACATCATTCCACCACCACCCGAAGCCGTTGTACCATCAGCTCTGGTAAGTGATGATTCTCGCCGACGAGCTCGCCGGCGTTCGAGTCGAGAAGATTCTCTTCTACTTTCCAAGTCGGGCATCGCTCCCAGAATACTGGTTGCAATTGTTGAAATCTCTTCAAGTACGGTAGAAATCACATCTGTTGTAAAATTAAGACTGAACACATCATCAGCCATATCACTCAATCCGGTTTCCAAACTAGACAGTCTGTTTGTGATGGATTCTCCCACGCCTTCGATGGCTTGTTGAAGGCCGGCCAGAGGTGAGTCCGTAGGCATAGAGATTGCCGAATCCATTACTTCGGGTTCTAGACTGGATGATTCGGCCCGTGGAGAACGTCTAGTTAGATTTATTTTACTCAGTAGTTTTTTACCACCAGCCATTGCAGCTAAAACTTCTGGTTCTGTCTGAGACAGAGCCAACGCTCCTATTGCTTGTGATCCAGTACGAACAGATTTTTGTATTGCGCCACCAACAGATGACATTCCCTGTAGTCCCGCGCCTAGTAATCTTGGAAGCATTTACTTACCTCTTTGTTTGGATTGACGTTCTCTGGCCTCGTCCTTTTGTTCCTTGACCCAATTCTCAACCAATATCACATAGAGTTCTCGTTCCCACGGTAACATATTTTCCAAGTCCTCTAATGTATAGTTATGAAATTTCATTAGAGCAAAATTTGTCTGGTAGTAGTTTGTCAACTCATCGTGGGCCATGATCATCAAAAAAAATCAAAAATGTCTTTCACCTCCACATCAATTTTACCGTCCGGATCTGGGCATTCGGCAGTTATCTTGATGTATGGGTATGGAAGACTCTCAAAATACTTCTGAATGTCTTTTAACTTTTCAATAGGAAATCCATCAATAAATTCGTTTAACTCTTCTATACTATAATCTGATGTGTCGTATACTGTTTCGGCGTCTGCGATCTCTTTTATGCAACTTGCAAGTATCGATGTGCTTAGATCGTCACCTGATTCCATTTCACTCATCATCATGGATTCTTTTACTTTGGGTGGTCGTAGTTTAATCATTACCTCTGGTGTAATTTTTAGTTCTTTCTCGTAGTCAGAACCTTTCTTGATGTTCTTTACCTTCATACTCTTCAAGACCATCACAGGGTTCACAGACTCGCCACAGGGACACTTGTACGCGAGTTTGATCTCTTCACCGACAGAGAACTCTCGGAGTTTTACCGTAAGATAAACAAAGTCGGTCACACTCAGTTCGGTTAGATCATGATCACCTTGAACACACGCTTGCAATACCTCTAGGCAATTTGATATTATGTGACTTCTACTTGCACCCGTAACCTCTTCACCAATTTCACTAGCAGTCATCAGTAGTGTTTTTTGTTCTTTCACTGTAAACGGACGAATCTTTATCGTCTTGTTGCATATCGGCAATTTCACACTGTATGTCTTCACTGCAATTTTCGGTAATGTCATTATATTTCTCCAAAATGAACATATATATTTAGGGGAAAAGATGGCATACAAAGGAAAGTATACACCAAAAAATCCCTCCAAGTATATCGGGAATCCCACCAAAGTTATTTATCGTTCGTTGTGGGAAAGAAAAATGATGAATTGGATGGACAACAATCCATCCGTCTTGAGATGGGGTTCAGAGGAAACAATAGTGATGTACGTTTCGCCAGTGGATGGTAAACGACATCGTTATTACGTTGATTTCATAATGGAAGTGCAGAACAAGAACAAGGAAATACAAACCTTTCTGATAGAGGTTAAACCAAAGAAGCAGACGAAACCACCAGTGAAACCCAAGAAAAAAACCAAGACGTTTATCAACGAGGCGAAAACGTATTCAGTAAACAAGGCAAAATGGGATGCAGCTGAAAGAGTCTGTGAATCTAGGGGATGGAAGTTTATGATCGTAACCGAGGACACGTTGTTCAAGAAGGATGCAAATGGCTAAAAAACAAAAAGACCCCATATCGATCCTCGAAAAATTCAAAGTTACCAAGAACCCTTCACCCGCCAATGCCAAAAAAATGTATACGGAGGCAAGGCAGGAATTGGGAACTGCTCTATACACTCCAGATGTATTTGAATCATATTCCAATCGAATCTACGGTAAGACTGAATTCAAACCCGTACTCAAAGAAGTCGGAAAGATGATTACCTTTCGTTACTTTCCCCAGACATATAAGACACTCCCATACTTTGATGCACAACCGTTGATTCTCATTGTAGAGGTTCCAGATAAGGACACAGTGATTGGTGTCAACCTTCACTACTATTCCATACAGGATAGAATGAGAACTTTCTACTCAATGTGGCCGTTACTTACAGATAGAAATCTCGGAGAGCAAGCAAGATTTAGAATGTATTATAAAATAATATCAGAGAGTAAGAAATACATAAGAGGACTTGCCGGTTTAAAGGAATATAAAACAAATCGAATACGTTCGAGGGTATACGAAATAAACCCTAAATACTGGGAAACCGCTTTAGCTTTGCCTACAGAACATTTCATAAAGAAGAAGTCGCACGTTATACAGACGGAAACCAGTAAGAAGATAAGAAAACTTCTAGGAGAATCAAACAGATGATTTCACCAAAAGTAGATTTAATCAAAAATACTATTGCAAGGGGACAGAACATTGTTCATCCCTATGATTTTGAAATCATCTTACCCACTGGACCAACCACTACAGTGTCCGCTCCCACTCGGACTGAATCAATTCGAGAAAGAGAAGGACTGGAAAAGAAATTTAGATTCAGTAAGCAGAACGTATTGGACATGAATGTGGCAGTGCGTTCCTTTACTTTACCTTCACGAACATCATCCAAACAGTCGGTATATTACGGTGGACCTCTCCGTCAGTTTCCTTACATTTCAACTTACGATGGTGAAATCAACATGACTCTGTTGATGAGAAGAAATGATCCACTACTATATGCTTTTCACGCATGGCAGTCGTTGGGGGTTTCACCAAGTTCAGGTACACTGACATATCAAGACGACTACACTACCGACATGACAATACTGATTCGATCAGTCACTAAACAGGGAGTAGGTCCGGTTCCTGCTTCTTCTCAATTAGGAACACCGGGAAGTCCAACCCTGCAATATAGTCTGTCTAATGTCTGGTGCGAGACCATCGGTCAAGTTCAAATGTCAAACGAATCTGCTAACGAAGCTCTGCTCTACAACATCATCTTATGTTACAGAGATTTTACGACATCCACATTCGATGGTCCAGTTGAGCCAGGTGGAATGCCAATGGATGTAAGAAGTGATCTTAACGATGTCACACCAAGTAACAATCCACAACAGATAGGTAACCAATGAGCACAATAGTTTTTCCATCCACGATAACGAGAACATCGCCGGCTATGATACGCTTTCGATTTTTCGATAGTGCAAAACCAAATCCAGACGAACCAACTGCAACTGTAGTTTTACCTTCGCCTCTTGGACTGAGTAACAACTATAATGTTTCGTTTGATGATCTCGAATCCGGTTTGTTTGAAAGGGCGTTGGAGACTTTTATTCGTACTACTTCCGATGTAGCTGGTGTAATTACATCAGAACAATCTGGTACTGATAAGGTTTTAAATTCAGTAGACGCAATAACAGATGGTGCCGGAGAGTTAATTGGTTCTTTATTCGGGGGATCACAAATAGTACGAAGAGCCATTGGTGGAAACCTAAACAAAAGAAACGAACTGGTAATCAACAAACCACAGAACAGAAGTTTTAGTATGCGGTTTCAGTTGGTTCCCACGAACAAAGAAGAAGCGAATTCAATTCAAGAGATTGTGAACACTTTTAAAATTGCAATGCACCCACCGACGAATCAGGAATTATCTAACACGAATGGTGCAGAAAACAGAATAAACAAAGCAGTATTCTTCCTGAACCCCGCAAGAGTAAAAGTAGATTTTCTCTTTAGAGATGCGGTAAAAGAAGGAGATAATTTTGACTTTAGTACGGACAATGTAAATCGAAGAATATTTTCTACTTCATTTTGTTTCCTGAGTAACTTGGATGTAAACTACCACAACGCCGGCGCTCCCTCGTATTTCAGTGACGGTCAACCTGGCAATATGGCATTTTCAATTCAAATGACAGAGGTACATCCAAATAGTAGAGAGATGATAAAGAGAATTGATCTAGGAACTAGAGATCCATTTGGTAATTTTACTGACACTGGTGATGCCACGACTGATGCAGCTGCCAGACTCGAAGGCACACCCTCCGGGTCTTTAGTAAAAACTATTAATGAATACCTTAGTCAAAACCCCGAAGACGATAGGAGTAATTGATGTCATTTTACTTTGAAAATTATCCAGTAATTGATTATGAATACTCTCCCGGTGTTTTAAAAAAATCGGTTGATATTCTACGAAGAACTGATATAACCAATCAGCTCCTAAACACAAACGAATACAAAACTCGCATTCTTCGTGATGGAGAAACACCTCAGAGTGCCGCGATGAAATACTACAATGATGTCAGTCTATACTGGTCCTTCTTTATCACAAACCGACTAATCAATCCGTTCTACGATTGGCCTGCCAGTTACGAAAAGTTAAACAAACGAATAGACTCCAAGTATGCAGGTGTTTCACTTTACGTTACCGAAAACTCAAACGGTCTCACTATGGATACACAGTCTACAACGAGTTCGTATTCTATCGGTGATACGGTAAACGTCAGTACCGGAAGTGACAAGGTTGTAGCTACTCTGGTAGATTATGATAGAACAACAGGACACATGCGACTAAGTGGTGCTGAAGATCTAGTCGGAGAAACTGTTTCCGGTTGGACGATCACGGATACAACTGGTTCAAAGAAAATGTATGTTGGTCGAAAGATAGACCAGTCTAGATTATCACTTCACCACTTCAGAGACATTGCGTTATCTTCTGAAACAAATTCAATTGATGTATATCGGTCACCTCTTACTTTGATCGGTTCCGCTCGATATATCGATGTATACTTAAGTGGTTCGGTTACTGCAATTACAAATGACGGTGCAAGCACAATTACAAATGAAAAATTTGAAACAGAGATAAACGACCGAAACCGAAATATAAGAGTTTACAGTGTTGCTATCATAAAAACGATACAAGATAAACTTAAAGAGGTTATTAATCTATAATGGCAAGAGTATCTGATAACCTTCGAAAAACAATAATGACAGTTCCCATCGGCAAATTCGAGGGTGCAGCTATAACTATAGTTTCTGCGGAAGACAATGAAGCTATCGTCGAGACCGGCGGAAATGTAGAACCTAGAATTGTAAGTATTACTTTAAATGAAAGTATCTTTCAGCCATTCATCGTTGGTACAGTCATTCTTGATATCCCGAATGGTTACCTAGAAGAAAATAAAACCAGAATCACATCACAGGATATTCTGTTGATGGACATTGCTACTTTTGTTTCTTTAGAAAAAACCTATGCAATTCCCGGTAAAAAAATGCAAGAGAGTTTTATCATATACAATACATCCAAATCATCCAGTAGTGAAAAGACTACGAGGTATAGACTTGATATTGTTACTCCCGAAGGATTTAAGGACTCAACCACCCGAGTAGTAAAGTCATTCAGTAAAAAGAAAAGATCAAATATTGTATCAAGTATTTACACTGACTATATTCTTGAGGAAAAGAGACTGGATGCAGGATCGGGTAATCTCAGTTTTGTAACTGAAACACTTGGGTCTGATTTTTCATGTGTCTTGCCAAACTGGAGTCCATCGAAGTGCATATCGTGGTTAACGAATGGATCAATTGATTCAAAGAACGAAGACTGTGCGAACTTCTTTTTCTTTCAGAGATTTAACGACAGGGGTAGAGTGGAATCCGTTTTCACTTCCTTTACCGACATGATAAAAGAACCAGTCGTTGGTACAGATGACGATAAGACATCTGGTTACATTGTTGACATACTGTATGATGCAGAAGATCCAATAGAAGCACACATACGGGAAAGACGAACGGTGAAGGGAACGACGGTTGTTCCAGATATGAACAGCACCAAATATAATGCGTTTGGTACTTGGGGAGGCACGTTATACTTTTACGATCAGACTCGTAAAAAGTATTTTGAAAAGGTATACAATTACAAAGACGATGCACCCGAACCATTCGTGGATTCGAACACCAAAAAGTTTATAGAAGACGACAACGAGATAATCACGAATAGATTGGGTTCACCTGATTCGTTTAAGGCGTTCATACCAAAACAAAAATACTTGTTCAGTGACGATGAGAAAAACAAAGGTGTTGATAAGAAGGAAGATTGGTTGGATTTAGTTTATACTCAGCGAAACCTGAACATTTACTTTCCACTTGAAATAAATATTGTAGGTGATACTAACCGCAGAGTGGGAGAATGTGTGATGTTCTCAGATATGCAGGTGAGAAATTTAACCAAAGACCAAAGTTCTTACACTTCACATGACGAAGAGGGAAGGTCTCTGGGTGGCAAGTATTTAATTTCTGATGTAGAACACAGATTCATTTTTGAATCTACTTCAGTCAATCAGGAATACACAACCAAACTTACGTTGATGCGAGATGGAGCTCCTAAATAATGCACGAACTTTTTAAGTCAAATTCTTTTATATGGTGGCAAGGTGTTGTGGAAGATAGAAAAGATCCACAACGACTTGGTAGGTGTAGGGTTCGAGTTTTCGGTTATCATGACAAAGATAAAAATCTTATTCCCACTGCTCAGTTGCCTTGGGCCTCTCCAGTAACGCCTGTAAATTCTGCTTCGACTAGTGGTATCGGCGAAACACCAGTCGGACCAGTTCCCGGTACTCACGTTTTCGGATTCTTCCGCGACGGAGAAAACGCACAGATGCCAGTCATAATGGGAACCGTTCCCGGTATTCCAGAAGATGCACCAGATGTCAGTGATCCGTCTAAAGCCGGTTACCAAGATCCGAATGAAAAATATCCACTGGACTCAGAAGAGCATGGATTAAACGAATCTGATGTTACTCGACTTGCTCGTCACCGATGGGAAGATGAAGACGGTACAGAACAAACAGAAGAAGAACTACCGGCCGTAGTCAAAAACAAAATTGATAATAGAGTGAAGAATGTTCCTGTTGCAAACGGTCATGGTTCATACAGTGAACCTCCCACTCCTTTTGATGCAAAGTATCCATATAACCATGTCATCACAAGCGAGTCTGGTCATATCATCGAACGAGATGATACACCCGGCAAAGAACGTACACACGAATACCATAGGTCCGGAACATTCACAGAAGTCCATCCGTTCGGAACAAAGGTTGCCAAGATTGTTAGAGACAACTATGAATTTGTATTGGGTGATAACTATATCAACATCAAGAAACTAATTCCAAGTGACGAAGGTTCACTTGGTGGTAATTTGTTCTTGAATATTGAAGGTGATGTATATGAATTTATTCAAGGTAATGTTGAAAGACAAATAAACGGAAGTGTAAGGGAATCCATTCGAGGAAACTATGATACGTTCGTCAACGGAGACAGAACAATAGGTGTTTCTGGTTCTTATGCTGAATCGATTAACGGTGATATGACCGTCGAGTGTTTCAATGAACTTTTCCACACTAGAGGAAAGAGTAAAAGATATTCCGAAGATGAAGTATCAATCGACAGTACCAAGAACATACAGATAATGACTATCGGTGGCAACATTGGACTTCACTCTGTCCCACATCCAATCAGCAGTGCCTTTCCCGGTGTTAAGAGTGGTAACATATTCATTAATGCGGGAAGTTCAATCTCGGCTACATCTCTCCAGAATTTAAATATCATATCGACAAATGGTAGTGTGGCTCTAAATGCTCAAGAGGGTGGTTTGAGTCTTTTGGCAAATCGTTCCATGTTGATGAAAACATCAGCAGGTGAAATGGTGGTAAATGCTGCAACTACACTTGATGTAATTTCTGGGATGAACCAAACATATCAAACATCTGCATTATGCACTCAGAGATTTGGAAATCTAGACACATTAGTGGACAGTGTGCATTTTCACAAAACACCAAATTACGCCAGAGGAACTGATTTTGAAGTAGTAAGTACATCAATTAGAAAGGTATCTGGAGATGATTTATCAGAAGTGTTTAGTTCTACTATAAAATTCAAATCGAATGGTACACTCTTTACGGGTTCTAATGGTGACATGCAAATAAACTCATCTGCAAACATCAATATAACTACCGGCGGATTGTTAAACCTCAACTGATAAGGAAATTACATGACTTGCGAAGATTGCGAAAACAAATTCCCCGATAGAACAGTAGATCAGAACTGTTCCGATGGTACTGGTTTACTAGGTAACGAAGAATCTGCGGTTGGTCCTACCACTGTTGGTTTGGATGCCATATCATATGTCTCGAATGCTGTTCGTAATATAGGTAAGCGTTTTGGAAAAGTTCAACCGGGAATTTATCTTACAGACGAACAAGCAGATGGTTTAAATTCAGAAATTGGTGTTATCTTTGATGATCTAGAAAGTAATTTAGAAAACATTGTAAATGAAATTACACAAAGATCAGAAGAGATAAACCAACGAGTCCAAAATAAATCAGATGATTGTGAAAATATATTTGATGGTTTTGAAATAAAAATTCCATTTGGTATGGATTGGGTGAATCCCCTTTCATTCTCAACATTGCTCAAGGTAGGAAATTGTAGATTAAATTTAGGATGTCAGTTCTGTGATTTTCCGGGAGACATTAACATTCCACCATTCCCCGGAATTCCATCTTGTAATTTCATCGAGGAATTTGATGACATCTGTGGTGTGGAGTTTTTGAATCCCTTTGCTACTGTTCAGAATGTTGTAAATGGATTTCAACTATTCGCAACTCAAGTCGGACAGTTTGCATATGCATTCTTTGACCTTGTAAATCTAGCAACTGGATTCTTGGGTAGATGTATCATGAGAATCTTGAACTGCCTTTCTAAGTTCTTTGCCGATCTGAATTTTGATTTGGGTCTAAACAATATTGGTTCAAAAACCAGAGAAACAATTGCAGCTACCAGTGCGGTTCTGATTGGTGCATTTGCAAAACTGAATACTATATTCATAACCATACAAGAAATTATCAAGGGTGCTGTGTTTGAGTTATTCCGATTCATTCAGGATGTTCTCAGTCTTTGCGATCCATGCAAACTCACACAAGCTATCACTAATCCTGCAACCATACCAGAAATTCCAAGCTTTGGTGGTCTTCTAGACTGATACATAGTAGGGAGAAAATATGCCTTTAAGAACAGTAGATTTAGATTTAAACTTTTCGAAGAATCCGATTACATCGGACGTTTCGTTATTGGTTGATAATAATGCCATAAAGAGAAGTCTTAAGAACCTAGTGTTTTTCAACCTACTAGAAAAACCGTTCAATCCTCAAATAGATGCGGGACTTCGATCTTTACTTTTCGAGTTGAACGATCCTTTTATTCAACTAGATATAGAGGAACGATTAAGAACACTGATTGAAAAGTATGAACCCAGAGTCACTTTAAATAGACTCAAGTTTGACGAAAACAGATTCGATAAGAACTCGTTGGATCTAACGATTTATTTTTCCGTTTCCGGTCAAGATAACATAGACGGTACAACTGTCACAATCAAGAGAGTACGATAATGGCTTCTAAAAATACATCACTACCAATCGACAGCCTTGACTTCAATGATATCAAGGACAACCTAAAAACATATCTGTCTTCGCAGTCAGTGTTTTCTGGTTATAACTTTGAGGGTTCGGGTCTCAATGTTCTTCTTGACATTCTTGCATACAACACTCACTACCAAGCATTCTATAACAACATGGCAATATCAGAGTCGTTCATCGATAGTGCAATCAAACCAGACTCAATCAACTCGTTACTCAAACTTTTAAACTACACACCGCAGTCTAGAACTTCCGCGAAGGCTACAGTTAAGGTTATCTTCAGACCAACTTCAGCCGGAACTATTCCGTATGGTGATGGAATCCTACCAGACAAGTCTACATTTTCTGCAACAGTCGGTGATAATAACTTTACGTTTAAGAATCCAGATGCAGCAGAATTTAAGGCATGTGCTTACAATGATAACGGGGATCCAACCGAATGGATTACAGGCGAAGTAGATATTTACGAAGGTACATTCTTTACATACGATCTGGTTTACGATTCATTAAATGAAAGTGGATATGTGATTCCAGAATTGAGTGTTGACAATCGATTCCTCAAAGTGTTTATTAAGGATTCTCAAACAGTAGACAGTACAACAAGCAACGAGTGGTTTAAGTCTGACACTATCTTAAATGTTAGCGATACCACAGAAACATATTTTCTGCAAATTGGATTGAACCGATATTATGAAATAGAATTCGGTGACAATGTAATTGGAAAAAGACCAGATGATGGAAACATAATTTCTATTGAATACCTTAGATCAAAGGGACAAAACGCAAACGGTATTGGTGGCGGAGACGCGGTAGGATCAAGAGTATTTTCTCATACAGGTGACGATGGAACATTCGAGGTTGTAGTGTCAACTGTAGCTACGGGTGGTGGTGAAAGAGAACAGTCTTCTTTCTCTAAGAAGATTGGTCCGAGATCCTTTCAATCACAGAACAGATTGGTAACCTCTGAAGATTACAGAACAGAAATTCTCAAACGATTTCAACAACTAAAATCAGTTTTAGTTTACGGTGGTGAAGATGCAGATCCACCACAGTATGGAAAAGTCTTCGTTGTAGGTAATACGAAGAACTCCGTGGGACTTTCTGATGTGGAAAAGAATGATATCATCACAAACATTATCAAAACAAAAAATATAGTGGGGATTATTCCTGAGTTTGTTGATGCCGATTATAGTTATGTAAGACCTAATATTGATGTATTGATCAATAACGCATTCACACAACTTTCTTCACTTGCCGTGAAATCATTAGTCAGACAATCAGTACAAGATTATACAGATAATCAGTTGGAAGACTTTGGTGAAAATTTCCGAGGTTCTACTATAATTAAAAATATTATTGCCGTCAATCCGTCTATAGTTTCTGTCAATTTAACAATTGATATAGAAAAGAGAATCGATCCTACAGATTTCTTCGGCACACCGAAAGATTATACCGTGACATTCCCCGGTGGTGTTTTACAAGTAACAGGAAAATCTAGTATTGAAAGTAATGTTTTTGTGGTGAATGGTGTTAACTCATACATTCAAGACGACACAAAAGGCACACTTCAACTTTATACGTTAGATGTTTCTGGTAAGAGAATAATTTCCAATTCAAATATCGGCACTATAAATTACACAACTGGTAAAGTAGATATTAAACAACTAAACGTACAGAGTATTCCAAACGATTCTTTCATTCGATTATATGCTTCGTCCAAGAACACCGATGTTGAAGTAAACAGAAATCAAATTCTTGTTATTGACGAAACCGATACAACTTCAGTTACCATAAACATGGGTCTATCAAACGACACTCCTGCTTGAGAAAATAAATGCCAAGATACCCACGAAATAAAATTTCAGATGTAGTTGCAGAGAATCTTCCTGATTTCGTTGTTCAGGATCACCCTCTGTTTGTTACGTTTGTTGAAGAATATTATAAGTGGTTAGAATCACAGGATAATTCTTACTTCGCACCAATGAGTTTACTTGGTACGGTTGATATCGACCAAACTACTGATGACTTCGTGAAGTATTTCAAGAGTGAAGTATTCAAAGGTTTTCCAGATAATTACACTTCCGTAAGGGGAGATACTCTGGACATGAGATCGGTCTTGAAACGAGTTCGATCTTTTTATCTAGCAAAGGGTACAGAATCATCCATTAGATTTTTACTGAGAGCTTTGTTTGATGTATATTCTGAAGTTTATATTCCTTCGACTGATATACTTAATGCTTCCGGTGGTCGATGGATTCAACCAACTATCGTAAGATGTATTGATGGAGACCCTGAAAGAAATATAACACTTAGAAATACGAGAGTTCTGTTTGTTGATTCAGGTTCAGTCGAGCAAGGTTCTGCTACTATTGTAGATTTAAATCAGTTCAACAAAGATGGTACTCCGATTCTAGAATTGGAACTATCCTCGGTAATTGGAACAACACCATATCCCGGAAAAGTTGTTTCTAGATCTGACCAACCAATTCAATTTTCTTCTGCTCTATTGAGTATGGTATCTGGAATAACATTCACCAACGGTGGATCGAATTACCAACCTGATGATCTTGTGAATATTGAAACCGCTTCAGGTTTCTCTGGAAAGGGAGCTAAAGCTTCTGTAGAGTCGGTAACAAAAACCGGAACAATCCGATCTATTCGTATTGATGATCCCGGTCTGAATTATGTTGAAATTCCTGTAACATACACAGTAACAGTAGATTCAAAAACTGGTACGGGTGCAAGTGGTTTGTCGCTAATTAAAAATGCAAAAGTAACTAGACCGGGATACTGGACCAACAATGATGGTAAGGTTTCTTCTACCGAAAAGTTACAGGATAACTATCGTTATCAGATTCATTCTTATGTCGTAAGAACAGAAGCAAATCTAAGTGAATACAAAGACACGTTAAAAGAATTTGCACACCCAAGTGGTAAACTGGTATTGGGTGATTACTTTGTGTATAGAAAAGAAAGTGCAACAGCAGATGCTGGCGGGTTTGGACTACTGCGTGATGAGATGCCTCAGTTTGCAAATTATTTTCCATACACTATCGCTCTTGCAGGTGATAATTCAAATGGAGTCACATGTACATCAGCATTGTCATCAACTGGTGTGTTACCTTCGAGCTTTGATTTGCGAGGAGTGGTTGTAGATAATCTAGGGGGTAGTGCAGTTCTAGATGGTTTTCTTATTGATTATTTTCCATATGGTTATGATACGGCAAATTCATATGATATACAAGGAAACACAAGAACCGCGGCCTCTGATTTGGGTGCTGGAATTTCTTCTGGGTGGAGTAGTCAAAACTTTCGCAGGTTTGGTGGAATTGGTGCTACGCAAGAATTTCTTGGTCAATTCGATGACGGACAGTATACCGGATCCACTATGCCGGGATGGCCATCCAATAATATAGATTGGTGGATTGTTCACCCACATCCAAACACATGGCACGGAGGAGTTAGATCAACATATGGTAATGGTGTAACGTGGGGTAGAATTAGATTGCAGGACTTTATATTAGGACCATATATTCTAACCTCACCTCCCGTAGCCGGATCCAGTTATAGTTCTCAAGGAACACAAGGATCTATAGACGTACCAAACAATTACGGGCAAGACTTGTAGTATAAATAAACTAAGGAATAATAAATGTCCAACTTGCAATTTTCTTTCAATGTATCAGCAGCAGAATCGTTTCTTGATGATTTTTCAAGTGACTCAGATTCTTTCTATCTGATGATTTCTCGGCCAGAATCGTGGCCAAATGAAAACACACCACCAACTTCTATGGATACATCGAGCAATCAATTTGATTCGTGGTCTTCTGCTATTGCTGCAAAGAAAATTACAAGTAAAGATGCGAGACTCGTAACAAAAAGATACGACTGGACATCTGGTGTAACGTATTCACAATTCTCAGATACAAATGAAATTTTTCGTTCTGCGACATATGAATCAAGACCGTTCTATGTAATGACTCCGCAGTATAGAGTCTACAAGTGTCTTGATAATAACAGAGGATCGGTTGCATCTACAGTACAACCAACACATACTTATCCAGATTATCAAACGCCCGGGACCGATGGTTACTCTTGGCAGTTCATGTATCAACTCAAAGAAGAAGATCTGGAATTTGTGACTGACGACTATATTCCAGTTTCAGTTGCCGGTTCAACCACTAAGATTGGAACAATCGAGTACCTTCAACGAGAGGTTCAGGAAAATTCCTCGAATGGTGGAGTATTCGGAGCTAAACTAGATCGTTCTGGAAGTTACTGGTCTGAATCAGAAATAATGAGGAAGGGAAATAGTTCTGATGGAACATTCTACATAAAGCATTCAGTTTATGGTTTGGATAACACATCAGTATTCCCCACTCCACTCGGAGACGTAGATGCTTGCAAATGGACAGTAAACAATTCATATACCGTCGGTCAGTATACAGACTGGGCACTAACTGATCTTGATATGGGAACAGGTATTATTCCGAATAATCCAACTTCCTATACTAAAATAGGTTTCTATAAGAAAATTCTCGGAACATCTGGTGGAGATATTTTCACCACAAGGTTTGAAAATACCCCATCGTTCGTGCCAAGTTCCAGTACACCGGCGTATTTTAATATTGTACCTTACATATATGTTGCAAGTGGAACTGGGAACACATCTGAACAGAATGCTGTTATATATCCACTGTTTCAGGGAATTTCTTTCTCTACCGATGTTAGTGTACCAAGAGACTCAGACGGTATAGTAAATGAAACAAAGGTAATAACTGGCATTCGAGTTCTCGACCCCGGTTCTGGTATTACTGATCCCTCAATTCAGATGTTAACCCCAACAGGTTCCACTGCTGCTGGAATTGGATTCCAAGCTTCCGCAGTTGGTTCGCCATTAGGTGGACATGGTTCTAACGCTCCATATGAATTAGGTGCAAACAAGGTAATGATTCGAACATTACTAAAGGGTTCCGAAGGCGGCGCGTTTGATGTTCAGAATGATTTTAGAAAATTCTCAATTATTAAGAACCCACAACTTGCAGGATGGACTGCGGGAGTTACTGCCGGATTTGTTGCGGGAACTGCAACACCGAACTTCACTGACGTAAGAATACGAAACGAAAACAATACTGCTGTTATAGATTTCCACACAGTGGGAACACCGGGAATGACTCACCCAGTAGACGCATTTGTTGTTGGACAAAAGATTCATCAAGGCGAATACAGCACAACACAGGCAAGAGGAACAGTAACAAATTGGGTTCCAAATACTGCCGGAAAACTAACCGTGTCTGTAGACAACGGATCATTCAGAGCTTGTGTAATTCCAGATGAACGACCAAGTTCCGTGACCTCCGGTAGAATTTTCTACGGAGAAACAACAGGAACCGGTTACACATTTGGCGGAGACGGAAATAGTTTCGGTGGATTTGTAGATTCCGTAACACACAGTAAGACATTCGTTAATGAATCATTCCCAATCGGATCTGTTGTGTATGGTATGGACTCCGGTTCTACTGCCAAAGTAACTCGATTCGTTGCTGATGCAGATGGTGAACGAGGAATTATGACACTCACAGATAAAGTTGGTTCTTTCATTGCTCCTCGCGTTGCACTCGGAACTCAACTAGATGGCGAAAAGGTATTTGGTTTCCGATCACTTTCGGAAGATGGCACAGTTCAGCTGAGCAATTCTCCAGTGGGAACTATTACCAAAACCGAAAGTCAACCAGTAAATATTGATGAGACTCACAGACTCACCACCAAGGTTCGGTCGTTATTTAACAGTCCACAATTTCAATTAGATTCGAGTCTTCTTGACTTGAATGTAAGTGCAAATTCAAATTTGTTTAGTTCGACTTTAGTTGGATTTAGTTATGCAACCGGAAGCACTTCGGGTGTATCAGGAAGCACCGTGGATATGTTCCTGACATCCACAATAGGTTCAATAACATCAGGAAATGTAGTAACACTAAACGGTTTTACTGGTGAAGTTCTGGGAACAACTATACCGGAATTCTTGAGAAATACCGGACAAGTGTTATACATAGAGAACGTAAGACCTGTAGAAAGAAATCCAGACCAAGACGAAGAAATCAAAGTCGTAATTGACTTTTAGGGAGTAATAGAAACATGCCTTCATATGACCCTGAATTGACATCGGGAGATCCATACTACGACGATTTTGATAAGACAAAGAATTATCTTAAGATTCTTTTCAAGCCAGGATTCGCCGTTCAAGCAAGAGAACTCACGCAACTTCAAACCGCTCTTCAAACACAGATCGAGCGTTTTGGAGATCATGTCTTTAAGAACGGAACTCCAGTTCTCGGTTCTGGTCTGACAGAAAAGAACGTAGGTTATATTCGAGCAACTGGACTCAGTGAAGCAAACAGAGCTCTTATTGCCGGTGACTTCTTAACTGGTACAGGTGATAAATCAAATCTACGAGCGAGAGTAATTTCAACAGAAGCTCCTCTCTCTACTGGTGTAGATACTTTTCCAGTCGTGTTTCTTCAGTACCTAAGTGGCGGTGGAACTGCTGGTGATTCCTTTGGTCTGGGTGATCAAGTTTACAGCGAAACTCAGAGTGTCAACTTTGCAGTAAAATCTACCACAGGTGATTATGTTGCATCAACCGGCAATGGACTGGCATGTTCCATTGATACTGGTGTATTTTATGTTGATGGTTTCTTTGTTTATGTCAATCCACAAACCAACGTACCTTTTAGATTATCAACAGCCAATCAAATCGAAAGTCCATCTTCTGGTGAAGACGGAACGGCCGCCGGCGCATCAGCTGGTGTTCGTCTTTACCAATTCCCAACCAACCGTGTCGGTCTTCAAATCAATAAGAAAATCATTGATAATATTGATGATCCTACTCTTGTCGATCCTGCAAAGGGTTCTTACAACTACTCAGCACCCGGTGCCGATCGGTATCAAGTAGATCCTGTTTTTAGTTCTAAGGTTCTAAACATTACTACAAACACTCCGTCTGAATTTATCGACGAAGATTTCGTAGATGTCCTTCGAGTTGTAAACGGTAAGATTACTAAGCGATATAACAAGACAGAATATGCTGAATTAGAAAAGACACTTGCAAGAAGAACATTCGACGAATCTGGTAACTATACCGTCAAACCATTTAATGCTACTATTCTAAACAATCTTAGAATTGACAAGTATCAGGTAGATGTTACCCTAAGTTCGGCCGCGGCAACTTTTGGTATTGGAGATAATGTTACCAGTAATGGTGTTACTGCTGAGGTTCTCAATGTATTAGATCGAACGAACTTCATCGGTTCTACCGCACAGAGATTAATCGTAGACATGGATTCTGGAAGATTTGCATCTGGTATTAGCATGACCAACAATGAAAGTCCAGATCCAGCTACCGGAACCGTAAACGCAATATCTTTCTTACCAGATTCAACAGGTATTTTTAGTGCAGAACAGGGTGGTACTGCATCTAAGTTAGCTGTATCCATAAATTCCGGTAAGGCTTATGTTTTTGGTTATGAATTCGAAACACAGTCGAAAACAAATATCTCTTCGGATAGAGCAAGAACAGATGAATCTTTAATTGGTGCTAATCTAAATGCTAATTTAGGCAATTTTATCGTTGCAGAGACAGATGCACTTCCCGTCAATGATGTAGCAATCAAATATTCTGGAAATAGATTTGACAGTTACCCATTCGATTCTGGTGTTTCTATATTAGGAACAGATGGTCCTTTTGAATATAACAATTTACCCAAAGTAGATCTTAAAGGTAAGTTCATTCAAGTTAACATTCCATATAGAGCTAACGAAGCAGGAACGGCTACCATTAGATATTGGGCCCCATTGTTTGCCACAGAACATGACGGTTCATTCGATAGTGCTCTTGTTATCGATAATTTTGCTTCCGCTACTATGGAATCATCAGATACATCTTTAATTGTGGGATCCGAATCTTCCGCATATTATCTGCCAACTTCAATTGACAGTCAAGGTGGTTATGTTAGTTCCGGTGCAAATTCTCCCGGTGCAAGTGCAGATCGATTTCTACAAAAAATAACTTTTAGGCAGAATTATAGAAGTGGTGTAAACTACAGCACAGGGCGAGGAATTGCACCCAGTTTAAATGAATATGCTTCCTTTAAAGGTCAAATAGGAACTCCCGGTGCTACTTGTTCGTTTGTTCGACAAGTTTTCATGGGTAACATTGACGGTGATATCGGCTCTGGAAACGGACCAAATGCTTATGTTAGAGCTGGTGGTGTTGCTAGACGATGGGTTCCAGCGGAGTCTGTTACCTTTAGATCTGGCAGTTCGATGATTCTACAATCAGCAGGGACCGGAGGGTTTGAGAAATCCGGTGGTGTTATTCAACAGGGTTGGGCTGGAATCAGCGGAACGATTCAAGATTGCAGTCCAGTTTCATATGGGTCTAGTATTAACTCCATCATTAATAAAAATATATACGCACTTCCAGTTGCGGATGCTTATGTTACTGGGCAGAATGGTTACAATTCTGCATCTAACTTTGCAGTTGGTGATGTAGTGAGACAGTTCCAATATGGAGCTACCGGAAGCCCGGCCGCCGGAGGATTTACGCTCGGTGCTTCTGGTGGTGGATATGCTTATACTGATCCAACCAGTCTATCAGAAGCAATAGCTGAAGTTGTTGGTTGGGTGTTAACTGTAAATGGTCCGATTCTTTATGCGGAACAGGTATCAGGTGTAACCTTCGCAGCATCTTGTGGATTTAGTAATCTTTCATATCCCGGAGTTCTTCCCGGAATCGCGTTTGGTAACACATGTGATGGTTGTCCCGGAGCCGGTTGCACTGTAGGATTTAATGGTCTCATAGACTTAGTTTCCACTTCTGCTCCTTCGAGCGGAGCAACCGTAGATTACACATTCAAGTATGGATTAAGATCAGGTTTTACTGCCGACATGACAGTACAAGAGGTCAGGTTTGAATCAGACGATCCCGGTATTGTTGGTGATGGATATCTAAATGTACTTCAGGACGAAGGTAAAGTCGATGCAGACTTTAATGCGGGATCAGCTGCTGTTGATAATCAAACTGCGACGGGGTTGATTGATGCTGGAATAGTTTCCACTTCATATAAACATGGACAAATAGTAGTTCAGTTTACATATAATGACTGGGACGTTTCGAGAATTGATTATAATGATTATAAGGGCGATCCAAATATAATCAATAAGGGTAACGTGATTAGTTGGGATAATAGTCAAAACAAACTTCTGTTAGAAATCTGCACAGGGTTCCAAGGATTCCAACGCGATCTTGGTTACATATATGGTATCAGAGATACATCATGTGATATGGCTTTCGTTGGATATGGTGGAAATGGTATAAATTCAAATAGTGACGTTTCAGAAAACTTTAGTAATATCGTTGATGTGGCTGGACCTTATAATATTACAACTGCTAATTTCAATGGTTTTGGTTCATATACTGAAGGTGAAACAGGAACTCAACTTCTACAGTCCAAGAGTAATTTTGTTCCCGGTCGATTCTATTCGGTCGGTGAGAAAGTTGCTCAGAATGTTCCGGGATCACAACCAACCAAATACGCAACTGGTACGGTGGTAAATTTCACGGCAAGGAACTCAGGAAATTCTGCTGACGTTCAAGACACAACACTTCTCATTGAGTTAGATTCAACTAATGGTGCTTCTTTCGAGGTTGGTGCAAATGCAAAACCAATTTTAGAAGGAACACTTTCGAGTGCTTCGGGTGTAACTGGATTTGTTCCAAGTCCAACAGGTAAGGTCACAACTGTTCAGAATTCTTATGGACTAAACGGTGCATACTTTAATGGATTCCTTGGTACTGCTGGTTCTTCTATGGATCAATATACTACAACGCAGGTTCCAGTTACTATTGGTACAGCAAGAATTAGGCAAATTCAAGAACAATCAAATGACGCTCAACAAGTTTCACTCTTTGATGTGAATATGGGCAACAAGAGATCAGGTGTTAAGTTCTTCCTAAATGAAATGAACGCAGCTTTTTATGGATTCGCAAAACAAACAAACAGAGCTGGATTGGTTCAATCCGCCGGCGGCAAACTGTTTGATGTTCATCCAACTTATATTGGTAAGGTATTCAATCCTGATCAGAACAAGTTAGTTTTCCCAGTTCCAGTAGGAGATGTAGTCAAGACAATTAATTCTCTTGACTACAGAGTAATCAAGTCATTCCCAATAACCTTTGATAATCCTAGTGATCTATCTGCCGAGGCTTCTTCCGGAAATTCTAATATTCGATTCGTAGGAGGTGGAGTTTCTGGTGGTATAGTAGATGGAACTGATCTAAACAACTATATCATGGTAGATAATAATGGTAAGATTATGGATCTGTTCTCAGATGCCTTTACACTTAGAACCAACAACACAGATTTCGGTGACCTAGGCAAATTAACTGTAACCAAGAACATTGGCGGTGGTACTGGGACATATCCAGATACTACCAAGTTTGATCTTATTGCCATGTTGGATGTAAATCCGGGTGAAAGTATTACCACAAGTCCAATTAGATTCAAGAAACTAAAAGAAGTTTCAACCACACTCGCAACAGGTGATATTAAAACATCAGCCACTGGATTGAAATACTTCGAATTATCGAATAATGATATCTACTCATTCGTTTCTGCCTTCGATGAAGGTATTTCAGCAACCGCCGATGTATTTAACTTATTCTCACTGGACAACGGACAACGAGATAATCTTTACCAGAATGGTAGATTGTACATCTCAAATAATGGTTTAGAATCAGCTGGAACTGTTGCGGATGTTAAAGATAAAAAGGCAAACCTCGCCGGTCCTATTAGTGTAGTGTATAGGTATTTCGAACATAGTGGTATTGGACCATTCGTTTCCGAATCATACATCAACGACTCTCCTGCTTCCGGTGAAATTAAATTTACATTCGATGACATTCCAGAATATACATCACCCGATAGTGGTGAAGTTATTAATCTAAACAAGATTATTGATTTTCGTCCAACATTCGATGGAATAAACTTCAACGCAGTGTTCTTACCTGCAAGTGGACAGTCGTTTAATATCTCATATTCTTACTTTCTTCCGAGAATCGATAAACTCGTTCTTACAAGAGACAAAGAATTCAAGGTAATTCAAGGTGTTCCCGCACTCGAACCCACAACCCCAGATAAGGTTGTCGATGCAATGGAACTTTATAAGTTCTATATTCCTGCTTACACATATAAATCAACGGATGTAATCTCCAAGTTCATCGAGAACAAGAGATTTACCATGCGAGATATTGGTAGTCTTGAACGAAGAATTCAACAAATTGAATACTACAGCACACTTTCTCTTCTTGAAAGACAAACAGAAGCCCTGTTTGTTAAAGATGAAAATGGAAATGATAGATTCAAGAACGGTATTATTGTTGATCAGTTCTCTGGTCACAATATCGGTGACGTAAAGAACAAAGATTACAATGTCGCAATGGACTTTGAAAACCAAGAGTTGAGATCACCATTTACTTCACGCAGTGTTGATTTTGATGTGAAGACACTCAACAGTCTTCATAAGACATCAGATAATCTGGTTATGTTACCATTTACCAGCGAATCACTCAATACTCAACCACTGTCCACATCAACAGTAAATCTCAATCCGTTTACTGTTACAAACTGGTTGGGTCGGGCTAAATTGACTCCACCATCAGACAACTGGTATGATGACACAAAAAACCCAGATGTTCTTGTGAACATAGAAGGTGAAAACGATGCGTGGAAGGCTCTTGGATCAAACGCATTCGGAACCCAATGGAATGATTGGAAGACAAACTGGGTTGGTTCCGAGTCAATGTCCGATACAATTCTGAATAAGAATGCAAAGGGAATTTCAAGAACAACTGACGTTACCTCCAGTAGGCAACTTCGCACTGGAATTGAAACCCGAGTGGTTCCAGAAAGAATCGTAAAGGAAATCGGAAGCAAGTTTGTAGATCTAAGTGTCGTACCTTTCGTTAGATCGAAGAGTGTATCAATTACTGCTACAAACCTTCGACCAAGTACAAAGGTTCACGCATTCTTCGATGGAGCGAATGTAGATGAACATTGCACCTTCTCAGTGGATGGTACTACTTACAGGTTAACTGAAGCCGACTTGATTACAGATTCGACTGGTTCGATTGCATCAAGTGTTAATTTGACATTTACCATTCCATCCGGTCAATTCCGCGTTGGTGAGAAACTATTCCGACTCACAGATAGTGCAACTAATGTAGTTTCTGCCGCAACCACAAGTGCAGAAATGGTCTACCCAGTTGAAGGGTTAGTTGATACGAGAGAAGATATTACAATCACAACTCGCAAACCAAATCTAATTCGAAAGAGTGTAAATGAAGAAAGAATCATAACTGATACGGACACGGATCTCTTCGTGAATGAAAGTTCACCAACCAATCCAGTATCACAGACATTCTTCGTATCACCATCAGAATATCCTAACGGTGTTTATGTTGATAAGGTAAGTATTTACTTCAAGAGTAAATCAAACACACTACCAGTTACTCTTCAACTTCGACCAACTTCAAATGGATACCCTAGTTCTTCTATAGTGTACCCGTTTGCGGAAGTCGTTAAGAACGCATCCGAAGTAAACATCAGTGAAAGTCCAGATGTTGCAAGTGTTGGTTCTGCCACTACATTCACATTCTCTTCGCCAGTATATCTACTTCCCGGTGAACATGCTGTATCACTTAAGACAAACAGTGACGAATACTCCACATACATTGCCGTCATGGGCGACAATCAAATTGGAACTGAGATTCCCGTTACAGAACAACCAAACCTCGGATCACTTTTCCGATCTGAAAATGCTGGTAAATGGGAAGCAGATACAACTGCGGATCTCATGATGCAGGTAAGTAAGTGTAAGTTTACTTCCGGTGGTTTAAATGTTCTAACCCTAAAGGAAGAAAAGGGTTCTGGTGGATATACCGACGAAATCAAACTTGATACGGGCAACTTGAATGCCGAAGTTACAAACTGGCCTGAAAGTCGTTTCGATATTAAGATGAGATTTACACCAAACAATCCATCAAATGTCTCAGCAACGAGCACAGAATTTGCAGTAACGACGAATGAATCATTCTCGTTCGATAGTTCTCGTAAGATTAATCTTAACGTATCTGACACAAACGAAACATTGATTCTAGATGCTACGATTTCTGGAACAGATGATCATGTGTCCCCGGTATTTGATCTGGATCAAGTAAGTCTGATATCAGTTGAGAATATTATCGAAGGTGCCAAGGACTTAACGCCGGGTGGGGCCAACAATAATGGCGAACTAGACCCAGAGGCAAAACCAGTTGCAAGTGGATCGGTGCCAAGATCTCGTTATGTTTCACGACAGGTAAACCTCGCAGACGGTTTCGAGTCTAAGAATATCAGAGTAATTTTGAACGAGTTCAAACCACAAAACACTGATATACAGGTGTTTGTGAAACAACAACCAGCGGGCGAAGATGCACCGTTCGAGAACGAACCATACGTTCAGTTGACTACATCGACAACAGGAACATTTGATGGATTCAGAGAAGTAGAGTATAATTTACCCGCAGACCTAACGGAAGCAATGGGTAAATTTGCAATCAAGGTTTGTATGTACGCCGACGGAGCTCCACTAAATACTGCGGTTGTTCCAAGAGTTAAAGACTTAAGGACGATTGCCCTCGCATGAGTTCAGGATTCCTAAATATCGAAGGTAGAAAAGATTTGGTCAGAGATCTAAAGTCTGGCGCAGTTCTTTCTCAAAATAAAGAAGCGCTTCTTGCTTATAAGCAAAAAGGTGAAGATAAAGATCAGATTAGAAAACTACAAGAGCAACAAAATTCTTTGCAACATGAAATGAGTGAAATCAAATCCATGTTACAAACATTACTGACTAGAGGAAATAATTAATGCCCGGATACACACTATCTAACTTGGGGATCACCGAAACCTTTTATGGTTGGTTCACAAAGACTAACGATATTATTGCACAACTAAACTCGGTCTCTGGACAGGGTGTTTCAGCTGCTGGTCTTTCTGGTGATAATTTAATTATTACATTAATTGACGGTAGTACGTTTGATGCTGGATCCGCAGTCGGTCCTACTGGAGATGCTGTTGCTGGTGCTGCCATAACAAATGGCGAACTGATCTTTACTCTGGATAGTGGAATCGTTATCAATGTGGGTAATGTTGTGGGTCCAACGGGAACAACCGGACCGATAGGTCCAGCAGGATCAACTGGTCATACAGGTGCTTCAGGTCCAGCGGGTGAGGGAGTCCCGACCGGCGGAAATGTTGGTTATGCACTGGTCAAAGCCTCAAACACTGATCGAGATACAGAATGGTCTGACATTACCAGTCTTTCTAGATCACATCCCGGTCAAATTGGTGGGTTCGAAGCAGGAACCGGAGACTTAATTTTTGGTATTGGTATTTCTCAAGATAGTCTCGCTAGAGATTTATATCCTCGTTGGTCAACTAACTATTATCTCTCAGAGGTTCACACAGGGCCCGGCGTCTCTCAAGAGGGTGCCAAGGGATTATACTCAGTTGCCCTACAGATGGATGGATATACACAGGGTTATGACGACGGGTTAACATCTGGTATAAAAGTACTAAACTTCTTAGAATCTACAAGACCATTTGAATCTAATTACTTCACTCGTGGTTCTTGTACTGGAGAAACATTAGACGGACCTCCCGGATTCTACTGGAACCGTATGAAGTATTTCCCAACAACAAAACTTCAACCAATCTATGTTGCTAATTATTGTACAGTAGATAAGTATCTCATGTATATTTCTGGTTACACTGGAGGAGCAACCGCAACTGCGGGTAACCTTTCGAAGAGAAGGGGAACCTACGGTTGGTTTGGTATGATTCCAATGCAAAGTTTTCCAGTGGGAACTCCATCTAGTGAATCTACAAACTTTGATGGATTCGTTAATGGATCAACCTGTGCATACTTATTCAGACCACAGGGAGCTGCATTAAACTCAGGCGGAGTTGGTATCTCGGTTACCGATTCGAATTTTGATGTTGATGGTATTTCATATGGATCATGGACTGGTGATTATGTTAGAGAGGTAACTCCGGGTAGAACTGGACCAGTTGCACTTTACCCTGAGTCAAATGGTGAATTGGGATTAGGATCAGGATTTACTCTATCTCCCGGTTGGTATTATCTTGCTAGTGAAATTATTCCTGCTGCTTGGTTTAGTGTTGGTTCAGAGATAGATCCACTGAAAGACGGTGGTGTAACCGATCAGGGATTATTGGGTGATGATATTATTATCACCCATACTAATGCTAGTACCAGTCAAGGTTCTTCTGATATGTTTGGACTGAATGGATTTGAACTAGCCCCCGAGGGAGAAAGCACTGGGGTTGGAGCTCCGTTTACACCTTCTGCTTATCTAGGAATTGCATCACTTACGCAAGACATGGAAACTATTCCAACTGGTCTTCCCCCGTACCTATGGTATACACAGGGACTTTCTGGTGCTTCAGCAGAAGGTAGATTTGGATCTAGTGGTTCTGATCTTTTCTTTGTTGGTCACAAGGGACTTCATCCGTTAGATACGTCAGTTGACACCGATGGTGCAATCACAGTTAGAGCTCAGAATGCTGAACAGGCATCTGCTCCAAGAATTGCAATTTCTATTGCTAGTTCTTCTTCACAATTAGATTCGTTACGACCATTGGTCAATCCACAAGCAGAACAACAAGAAGCAGAAAAATGCATTGCTTTCTGGGATGGTCATGTAAACCCACTAACAAACCCCGGAAACGCCGGTGGTGCGGGTGATCCGGGTTATAGTGGAGATTGGACTGGTGGACTAGACGGAATTGCGTGGACATACGCATTGTTCGGTCAAACATACAGTGATGGAGTTAGTGCGGGGTGGACATTCGAAAGTGTAAGATGCCCAGACGGAACTTGTCCAGAGTTCCTCCGACCTCCTGCTCACGGAGGTACATACGGTGTTGTCGGAGGTGACAGAACCGGACTACCCGGTAGTTACAGTTCGTTCGACTTAAACCCTCAAGGACTGACTACTGCTGGTATTACAGGTAGCACCGCTGAAGGATTTATTCGAATTACCGGAACAGGTGGAGATATATTCTACTATGGATTTGGTTTAAATGTTGCTGCTAGAGGACATGGTGTATCGGGCGCTACCGCAGCAGGATGTACTGGTGCTATTACGGATCCGGCCGAAGGCGGTGGTTTTAATGTGATCTATAGATTCCCGATCGGCGATACCATCTCGATTCCGGGCAACAACTCTCTACCGGTAGATGGTTTAGGTATTGACGCGAGCATTTCACTCTTTGTGAATGCACAAGAAGATATTCACAAGAAATGGTTCGGTACTGTTTCCGGATCAGAGAAGAACCACTTGGTTCACTTCACGGGAACATTTGGTTGTTCTGGTGATGGTGGATATCCAGTTTATACAGGACCATAATCTATGCCGGGAGTCGCAAGAATAGGAGATGGTACAAATTCAGAAGCAAAGGTCGGTCCAAAACCCGGATCTACTAATGTCTTTGTAAACAGTCGATCAATTGCAACTGAAGGTAATTCTTTTCTAACTCCGCACCAGCATGGACAGAGTACAATTACTTCTACTTTTGTTGGAACAGGAAATCAGAAAGTTCTTGCGAATGGAAGTCCTATACTGAAACAAGGAAGTCAAGCTTTGTGTGGTCATAGTATCATAGAATCTTCCCCCAATGTTCAAACGGGTTAGTCTTTCGTTTATACATAGTATAACGGAGGTGTATAGATGAGCGTAACATCAAGAGAAGAACTCAAAGAATACTGCTTGCGAAAGTTAGGTTTTCCTGTCGTTGAAATTAACGTGGATGATCAACAAGTAGAAGATCGAATTGATGATGCTATCGAACACTTCACGGAGTATCACTTCGACGGAGTAGAAACTCGATACCTAAAACACCAAATTGTTGCAGATGATGTAACCAATGGATATCTGGATATGAATCTGGTAGATCCAAGTGTGGTTTCCGTTGTTCGTGCTTTTCAATTTGGAAGTGGAGCCGCAGGTAACTTCATGGGTGTCAAATACCAAATGGCATTCAATGACTTCTACGGTCTTCGTAACGGCGGTACACTTCAGTATTATGATCAGGTAATGAGACACATGCAAATGATCTCAGACTATCTCACACCAGAAAAGAAAATTCGTTTCAACCGAGTAACTAATAAGTTATTCCTTGATATGGACTGGTCAGAAGAAGTTTCGGTAGGAGATTATCTGATGTTTGAGTGTTATGTTGCCGTTGATGGTGAGTCATACAAAGAACTATATAATGATCGTTTCCTTAAAGAGTATGCCTCGGCCCTCATTAAAAGACAGTGGGGTTCGAACCTCTCGAAGTTTGAGGGAATGCAGTTACCCGGTGGTGTACAGTTCAACGGACAACAAATGTTTCAGGATGCACAAGAAGAAATTAGAAGGCTAGAAGACGAGATGTCTCTCAAGTATGAACTTCCACCAGACTTTATGACGGGATGATAAATGGGAACTAATCCGTTCTTCAACAAAAAACCACACACTTCTTCAAGTGTTCTAGAAGATCTCACCGTCGAAACCATTCGAATGTATGGTCGAGATATGGTCTACCTTCCACGAACACTCGTTCGAGAAGACACTATCTTCGGTGAAGACAATGCCTCTATCTTCTCAGATGGTATGCAAATGGAAATGTACATTGATTCGATTGATGGGTTTGGTGGTGGAGATCAGATTACACAGTTCGGTTTTGAAATTCAAGACACCGTAGATCTTGTAGTTGCAAAGAGAGTTTTCCGCGATAACTTTGTTGGTTCTGGTTCTACGCAGATTCACCCGCAAGAAGGTGATTTAATTTACTTTCCGATGTCTCGTTATATCTTTGAGATTAAATTTGTAGAACATGAAAATCCTTTTTACCAGTTAGGTAAACTCTACACATATAGATTATCCTGCGAACTCTTCCGTTACTCACACGAGAAACTGGATACAGGTTGGTCTGCGATCGATGGTCTAGAAGATGCGATCGATGGTGTCACTGGTGCCTCTGGAGATATTATTCCACAGGACGGATATGGTACGAACTCCGACATTAAGACTGATGGTGATTCAATTCTCGACTTCTCAGAGAATGATCCATTCTCGGAGGGTAACTACTGATGTTTCAATCACACTTCTATCATGAGACAATAAGAAACACTGTTGTAGCTTTCGGTACTTTATTTGATGATATTAAAATACAAAAGTTAAATGCGGATGGTACTGAACGAGTAAGTATTCAGGTTCCTCTTGCTTATGCTGCAAGAGAAAAGTACATTGAACGGTTAAAACAAGACAACCGATTAAACGATGACGAATACCCAAACGCACATGTCCAGATGACGCTGCCTAGAATGTCTTTCAATATGACATCTCTGAATTATGATGCAAGTCGAAAGAGAAATACAATTCACCGCCGTCGTGTCAAGGATGTTGAAGGTACACAAGGACAATTATCATATCAGTACGCCGAAGTGCCATATAATATGGGTTTTGAACTTGGTATCTATGCGTCTACATTTGAAGATGGATTACAGATTGTAGAACAGATTGTTCCATACTTCACTCCAGAATTTAACGTAACCTTTCAAAAGGCTGGTGGAACTTCTGATATTAACAGCAAGATCGATTTGCCTATTGTGTTGGATAGTGTAAACTTAGACTATGACTTCCTTGGTGATATGGAAACAAGAAGATTACTAAACTGGACACTCTCCTTTAATGTAAGAAGTTATTTGTATGGTCCGACTAGAAGAGACAAGACAATCATATACACAAAGTCCACTTTGTTTGATCTCGGAGACGGATTAACTTCTGGTCAAGTTGCAGGACTCTGTGGAGCAACGGGAGCAGTGGCTAGAATTGATATTGGAATATCGGGCGGTACTGGAATCTTTATCGATGGTTCTCAGACAGATCCATCTGCTATACCACCTTATACATTTACACAAACTGAATATCAATTCAACAATCCATCTGGATCTGGAACTGGTGATGTGATTGATGGAGGAGGAGAAACTGTATGAGTGAAGATCGTGTAGATAAAAATCTCAATGAGGTATTTGAGATAGAACCCGTGGTAGTTGATGCTGAAATTATCGAACCAGAAAAACCAAAACAAGTCGGTGATCAAAAGGCAGAGAGAGATTTTCACGAAGTTCGTGGGTCTCTCAAAGATATCATAGATCGAGGCAGTGAAGCCATTGATGGTATTCTTCAGGTTGCCTCCGAAACGGAAAGTCCGAGAGCATATGAAGTCGCAGCTCAGATGATTAAAACCGTCGCAGATGCGAACAAAGATCTCTTAGAGATTCACAAGAAACTCAAGGACATCAATAAAGAAACAACAACAGTCAACAACACCACAAATAATTCTCTATTCGTTGGTTCAACTAAAGAACTTCAAATGTTCTTGAAAGAACAAAAAGAAAATATGATGCTGGAGGAGAAAGATGCCGAGGTCGGAGACTGATCATTACTTAGGCAACCCATTATTAAAGGCTGCCGGAGTAGAACAACAATTTACACAAGAAGAGATCAAAGAATACATCAAGTGTTCTCAAGATCCTATTTTCTTTATCAAGAACTACATTCAGATTGTATCACTTGATAAGGGTCTTGTTCCATTTACTCTATGGGACTTTCAAGAAGAAGTTGTAGAGACCGTTCACAACAATCGTTTTGTCATTTGCAAGTTCCCGCGTCAGACGGGAAAGAGTACGACAATGATCGCATACATCTTGCACTATGTTTTATTCAATGACAATATGAATGTAGCAATTCTTGCTAACAAACTTGCAACTGCACGAGAGTTGTTGTCTCGATTGCAACTGGCATATGAAAATTTGCCGAAGTGGTTACAACAGGGCGTGATATCATGGAACAAGGGATCGATCGAACTAGAAAACGGATCCAGAATTATCGCTTCTGCTACCTCGTCCAGTGCAGTTCGTGGTGGATCTTTCAACATGATTTTCCTTGACGAATTTGCTTATGTTCCACATGAAGTAGCTGACGAGTTCTTCAGTTCAGTCTACCCCACCATTTCATCTGGTAAGGATACTAAAATTCTAATCGTCTCCACTCCAAGGGGTATGAATCTGTTTCACAAATACTGGGTGGGTGCAAACAAAAAAGAAGGCGAACCGGGCAAAAATACATACGTTCCTATCGAGGTGCATTGGTCACAGGTGCCGGGTAGGGATGAGAAGTGGAAGAAGGAAACAATTGCCAACTCGTCAGAAGAACAATTCCGTACAGAATTTGAATGTGAGTTCTTGGGTTCAGTAAACACTTTAATCTCTCCTGCTAAATTAAAATGTATGACATATGAGTCTCCAATCATGAAAAGAGAAGAGGGTCTAAAGGTATACAAAAAACCGGAAAAGGATCGACAGTACTTTATCACTGTGGACACCTCCAGAGGTCTAGGGCAGGACTACCATGCATTTGTTGTGTTCGATACTACTGAGAGTCCATATCAGATCGTAGCTACGTTTAGAAATAACGAAATGGCTCCGATGGTTTATCCAAATGTGATATACCAGACCGCTAAAGAATACAACGAAGCACAAGTTTTATGTGAGTTAAATGATATCGGCGGACAGGTTGCGGACATTCTTCGTAACGATCTTGAATACGAGAATATGTTGTCTACTTCTATGAAGGGTAGATCGGGTCAGGTTCTCGGTGAAGGATTTGGTCAGCAAGTAACTTACGGTATGAAAATGACTCAACCAGTGAAAAAAATTGGTTGTTCTACTCTAAAGAGTTTCATTGAAACCGATAAGATGATAATTAACGATTATAATATATTGGAAGAGTTAATCAACTTCGTTTCAGTTCGTACTAGTTACGAAGCAGACGCTGGTCATCATGATGACTTAGTTATGTGCCTCGTCATATTTGCGTGGATGACTACTCAGAAGTATTTTCAAGAGTATTTTGATGTTGATCTTAGAAAACAATTATACGAAACTGAAATGAAAACTATCGAAGAGGATATGATGCCTTTTGGGTTTATTCAGGATGGATTAGAAGATCAAGGAGAGATCGATGCAGAGGGTGATAGGTGGTTTTGAAAAACTGATTTTACTAAATATCATGACTATATTGAGATATTCTCACAAAGGAGAGCACAATGGCCTTTCAAGTAAGTCCCGGCGTACAAGTAAAAGAATTAGATTTAACCACGATCGTTCCCACTATTGCCACGACCCCAGCGGGTTTTGTTGGATTATTCTCATGGGGGCCCGCAAATGAAGTTGCCACTGTTTCTTCTGAAAACGAATTGAGAGAACTCTACGGCGAACCAAATGACGCAAACGCTGCACACTGGTGGACCGCCGCGAGTTTCCTTCGTTACGGAAGTAACCTCCAAGTCGTTCGTGCAGAACCAGACACATCACTAAATGCCGGTCACGGAACATCAGGAAAAGATGGTGTAACTGGATGTTTCCCACTCACAGATAAACTCGCATCAACCACCGGACCTTTCCAGAGTACCCAATATTCTTCCGGAACATTCGTTGCAAGATATCCCGGTAAACTCGGCAACTCAATCGGTGTTGCCGTTTGGGATAGTGCCGCAGCAGGAACCGGCGGTGTAGACGGTGGTACATTTGCAGGATGGGGTGTGGTAGGAGCTACCGGAACATGGGCATCTTACTTCCGCGAGAAACCAGACACATCACAGGCTGCACAAAACGCCACTGGAATTACAACTGGTTTTAATGACGAACTTCATATTCTCGTTTTTGATGCCGACGGTAAACTTACTGGAACAAAGAACACTCCATTAGAAATTTACGAAGCTGTTTCCAAAGCAACAGACGCCAAACTTCCAGATGGATCTACGAACTACTATCGCAACCGAATTAACAATCTTTCGGAATATATCGCAGTTACAAAGGCTACAGAACAATCATCACCAACTGGTGATGGAGATACGATCGGCGAAGTATATGATGGTGCGGCCGGTAATTCCTTTGGTGCGTTCTTCAATCCTACTATCGGCGACGGGACCGGTGCAACAGCCAGCCGACAACTTCGAGATGGTCAACAACTCGCAGGTGGTACTGCCTCTGGTGGTGAGATCGGTGTTACGAGTGAAATCACTCTTCAGTACGACGCTATCTTCGACAATGCTGAAGAAAGAGACGTATCCTTCCTTATCTCCGGACCAGCTGATACCACACTAAAGAATAGTCTCGTATCGATTGCTGAACGCAGAAAAGATTGCATCGTAACTCTATCACCAGATTCCGATTCGGTTGTAGAAAAAAGTTCAGGACAGGCCACGGAAATTCTCGCCGATGCAGCTGCCGTCACAACTAAGTCATCCTTCGCTGTTATGGACAGTGGTTGGAAACTAGTCTACGACCCATACAACGATGTATACCGATATGTCCCACTAAACGGTGACATCGCCGGTCTCATGGTTGCATCTGATCAGGATTCAGAACCTTGGTTCTCTCCTGCCGGTTTCAACCGTGGTAGACTACGAAACGTAATTAAGCTTGCATACAGTCCCAACAAGGCTGACCGCGATGCTCTCTATGTTAAGGGAGTAAACCCAGTCGTTGCCTTCGAATCAGAAGGTGTAGTGTTGTTTGGTGACAAGACCATGCTTGCGAAACCAAGTGCATTCGACCGAATCAATGTTCGTCGTCTGTTCAATATTCTTGAGAAATCAATCGCCACTGCTGCGAAGTTCTCACTCTTCGAATTCAACGATGAGTTTACAAGAGCGTCCTTCCGCAACTTGGTCGAACCATTCCTCAGAGACGTTCAAGCAAGAAGAGGTATCTTTGACTTCAAGGTTGTTTGTGACGAATCAAACAACACACCAGTCGTGATTGATAGAAACGAATTTGTTGCAGACATTTACATCAAACCAGCTCGTTCCATCAACTTTATTACTCTGAACTTTATCGCTACCCCAACTGGTGTAGACTTTGAAGAAATTGGTGCTTGATTTTAAAAATCTCGTATAAATAAAGTAGAAAGAAACTAGGAGTCCCAAATGCCTTCACTAAAAGTCGATCAGATTAAACAAGTTCTTAAGGGCGGTGTACGAAGTAATCTCTTCCAAATCACCGTTAACAGAACGGCTTCAGGAGTTAATGTTCCTGCCCTGCCGTTCGGTGACAACGGACAGAACCTTTCTGTTCTTGTGAGAGCTGGTCAAATCCCAGCGTCTACAATTGCACCAATCGAAGTTCCATTCCGTGGAACCAGATTCAAGACTGTAGGTGAGAGAACATTCGAGCCATGGACAATGACCGTTTATAACGATCAGGAGATGCAGATTCGTGGATTCTTTGAAGAGTGGGCAAACGCCATGAAGGGGTTTGCTTCGAACGTAGGTCAACAAGATCCAACCACTCTGTTTGGTATTGTTGAAATTCGTCAACTAAATATGGCAGGAGAGATCATCGGTCAACCTTGGGTACTTCAAGATTGCTGGCCATCAGACATCAGTGCAATTGATCTCTCAAATGATGCAGAAGGTGCCTTATCAGAGTTCTCCGTTACTTGGCAATACCAGTACTGGACACATCAACCGTTTACTGATGGTCCCAACATTGATGTCAACAACGCCGGTCTTTGATATATTTTAACATGAAGGAAGTGATATGCCGAACCTATTTGGTTTCTCATTCGGGAAGAACAATAAAGATTTAGATAGTTCCATCATCCAACCAGATGGTACACTAGTAAACCCATCATTTGTCCCACCAGAGGTCGATGATGGGTCTACTGTTGTTGGTGGTGGTGGACATTTCGGACAGTACCTAGATTTAGATGGTGCAGTTCGTAATGACGCAGAAATGATAATCAAGTATCGTTCAATGACGGCTCATGCTGAAATTGAAATGGCAATGGAAGATATTCTAAACGAAGCCATCGTTTATGAATTGGATTATCCTGCTGTAAAACTCAGACTTGATCAGTCCAATCTAACAGATACAATCAAGGATAAAGTTACCGAAGAGTTTAATACGATTCTTCGGTTACTGAATTTTGCAAACAAGGGTTATGAAATTTTCAGACGATGGTACATCGATGGTCGATTATATTATCACATCATTGTGGATCCTGCTGCTACCAAAAAAGGTATCAAGGAACTTCGTGCAGTTGATGCGGTGAAGATCAAGAAGATTAAGAAAATTGATAAGATAAAAGACCCATCAACTCAGGTTCCTATTGTAACCAAAGTCGAAGACTTTTACATCTATTATGATAAAGCATATATGGATCGTTATGGTGGTGGCGGTATGTCTGTAGTGAACAACCAAGGCATCGATGGTATTAAGATTGCAAAAGAAGCAATCTGTTATGTTCCATCTGGAATGTATGACTTCGAGAACAAACGAGTGACTGGTTATCTTCAGAAGGCAATCAAACCACTTAACCAACTTCGGATGATTGAAGACGCTGTAGTCATCTATAGAATCTCAAGAGCTCCCGAACGAAGAATCTTTTATATTGACGTTGGTTCATTACCTAAGACTAAGGCAGAACAATATCTTCGAGAGATCATGAATAAGTATCGAAACAAACTAGTGTACGATGCTTCTACAGGTGAACTCAAAGACGATAAGAAGCACATGACGATGCTTGAAGACTTCTGGTTACCTCGTCGTGAAGGTGGTAGAGGAACCGAAATCAGTACACTAGATGGTGGTCAGAATCTAGGCGAGATGGAAGATGTAGAATACTTCAAAAAGAAACTGTACAGAGCTCTCAATGTTCCTGTTACTCGACTCGAACCAGACAGTGGTTTCAACATGGGCAGAGCATCGGAGATTACAAGAGATGAACTTAAGTTCTCCAAATTTGTAGACAAACTACGTTCTGCTTTCTCTCAACTTTTTATCAGTCTTCTCAAGACTCAAGTTATTCTTAAGGGTATTATGAGAGAAGAAGAGTGGAGATCTCTAGAACAGGATATTCGTTTTGACTATATTCGAGATTCTTACTTCACAGAATTGAAAAATGCTGAAATGATGAAAGAACGACTTGAGATCCTACAACAAATGGAAGAGTTTATTGGTACTTACTATTCAAGAGATTTTGTTCGCAAGAATGTTCTTCGTCAGACTGAAGAAGAAATTAAAGATATGGACGCACAAATTCGAGCAGAAGAGAAAAGTGGCGACATAGATATTAATGCAGACCAAGATAATCAGGAGTAGTAAATGGCTTCAGCAAATTACGACATTTCACATGAACAGGGAACCAACTTTGTTCTCAACATAAACTATTATGATGATTTAGGTGTTCCTCTTGATCTTAGTTATGGTTATTGGGCACAGATGGATGTCAGGGGACAAAGATATGAACTTGACACCGAAAATGATACACTAAAGTTACGTTTTTCAACATCAAACGTATATGGTGTAACTGGATCTATATCACCAAATAAGGGTGCCACTGCTGGTCACATATCATTAAACGGTGAGTACGTCTATAGTGATACAGGAGAAGGAGCCACTACTAGTGGAGTAACCGGTCAAATTTCACTATCCTTTACCAAAGAAATATCCACACAACTTGCATCAGGATCATCACTGTTTGATCTTTTTTTATTCGATGACCGAGGAATATCAAGTGGAACCACGGGTGATGCTTACGCAGAAAAACTAATATCCGGTAAATTTATAATCTCACCTGCAATTTCAGATCCAAATTTCGGAGGTTAATCTATGCCATTACAGGTATTAAACGCCACTGGATTTGAAATAGCAAAATTTGGTGGTAGTTTTATTAATTTGCACAGAGTTTCTGTGGAACAAAATAATGGAGGCGCTCAGTTTTTACCGGAAGTTGCAAATCCAGCTGTTCCCCGTGGAGCTGTTAGTGTTGGTATGGGAACTAATCAATGTCTTTCTGGATTTAAACAAGATCCGTCCAGACGATCTTTTTTCTCTATCGACACTAGTGGATTATCAATTCCCATCGAAACATGCAATACTCCTGTAGGTAAGCAGAAATTCTTTGATCAATTTAAATTACCAGTTGCACATGATGACCAATTCTTAAATAGAGATCCTACCGGAGATTATATTGACGGTGTTAATATTCTTAACACAGATTTCGGAAGAAAAAAATATTCGGCTAGCGGAACTGGTAATAATATTCAAGTAGTTTCTGCTATATCCTTTTCCCTTACACAGACCACAGAGTTCAATCCAACATATGATGCAATGATTGATGTTCATTGGGCAAGAGGTATGGATACTTCTGGTTCCTGTCCATCTGCCACAATATTTCAACCTTTAATTGTACCAGATCAAAGAAATGAGGAAGGTTTAAATATTGCTAGATATGGTTACAAGGGTCAGTGGTGGTTATCTGGTTCTAGGTATTATTTAGAAATAAGACACGGATTAAACACTATGGATTATAGTGCAATCGTTAATGATGGAGGTTGGTTTGTGCAAATTCCTAAAAATAATTCTCTTATTCTTTCTAGATACATTGAACAAAAAACTTCTTACTTAGAAACCAATAAAAGATACGAAACAGACGAATCAATGTTTGAACTACCGAAGGGTAGAATAAACGTGACAATTTTTGCTGATCCATGTGATATAACTAGTCAAACTAACCCGTTAAGTATTGGATAATTATGGAAGGTAGTAATCAAAAAATAACTGGTTATATAAAGATCATAGAACCAACTGAAAGTGTTCTCTTAACGGGGGGAAATCCGTTAAGACTTTCTCGTAGGCGAGATGAAATAGTTTTAGATTTAACTATTAGAGATAAAAAAAATCATTACTTCTATGATGACTACAATAGTAAATTTTTTATGCCAGAACCATGTATTCCATGTTTTAATGGTAGAGGTATAGATGAATGTTGCGGACAAGATTTATGTGATATTGGCAGTGTTGGTATTGTTACTAATATTTCACAGTCTCCAAAAGATACCGTATTTCTTGCGCCGCCAATTATCCCACCTCCCATAATAATCCCTAGGCCGCCTGGCATTCCAATACCGGGATTTGAAGATGAGGATGAACAAGAAGAAGAAGATAGTTGTCCATCGACAGTAACTCGTTACGGGAGACTAGGAGACTCTTGCAGTGAAGAGTGTTGTTTTTGCGGAAATGTAGAACACTGCATAGAAATTACTTCATATAAGTCAGGTTTTATTGTAAGACAATGTGCTCCGGCAGAATCTCAACTTCCTCCTGAATGTGCGACATTTAGTGGTTGTACTTGTCCCACATGTGATTGTGATTGTGATAATGATTATAATCCAAATGAATATTGTTACTGTCCATGTTCAATACCTAGAAGGGAACCTAGTGTAGAATTTAAAACATGTGAAACTAAAACTGTAAGAGCATGTTGGTCACCAAGTGACGGACTTGAAGATGATGGAAGAATGAAATTTACAGCAAGTGATGGTACAACAGCTTTCCTAGATTTTGAAACAAGTTCGTTCATTCCCGGAAATTTAGGTTCCGGACTACAACATACTGAAAATATTACATCAGAGGATCCCGAGGTTCCCGGAGCATTTGATTCATGTCCGCAAGACCAAGCTTCTTCGATTTCATACGGGGGAATACCATGTTTACTTGGATGTGGTTATGGAGAAGGATTTAGTTGCGAACCGTTGGAAGATCTTTCACCGGAGACTAACACAAATGGATGTCAAAGTGGAAGCACAACTTATTATCAATATGCGTGTTATGGTATTTTAACATGTCCACAAGGTACACATTTTTCTGAGTGTATTAAAGTTCCACGCATAACTTTTTCTTGGAGTAAAATAGAATTGCGAGACGACATCGGAGATGGAGGACAATTCAATATACCAACACCCGTGCCTATAGGACTACCTTTCGGTGGGCCCGAATATTCACCTGCTACTGATTGTCAAACAAGAACATCTTCTTCTTGTGGACAAGAATCTGATGGAGGATTACCAGAAGATTACCAAACAGACTTCGGCGGTACATTATATCCACCATCTGCTGGATAAAAAACACGTTTTTATAAATATACAAGAACTCTAAGGAGACTTTAAATGTCACATGTTAACAAAATTATCGAAGGGTTAATCGAAGAAAACCCATCAGAAGTAAAGCAAGCTATCGAGGATACTCTCATGAGTAAACTTGCCGATAGGCTCGAGATTGCAAGAGAAGAAATCGCCTCTGCTATTCTCGACGAGAAGAAGAAAGAAGACAAAGAAGATGAACTTGAGAAGGAACTCGATGACGATGAAACCGGCGAGTCTTTCCCAGTAAAAGATGAAGAAGAAGAAGAAATAGATGACGAGGATGAGGACGAAGAAGTAAAGCCAAAAAAGAAAGTTAAAGAAGGTTCATATATGCCTGGCCGGGGCAAAGCAAAAGACGCAAAACACTCTACCATGGCCAAAGACTACAAAGAAAGTGCATTAGATGCAGTTGGTGGAGAAGACGACGATGTTAACAACGATGGTAAGGTAAATTCCTCGGACTCTTATCTCAAGAACCGAAGAAAAACAATCGCCAACAAGATGAAGTCCCGCTGATATAACCTTAAGAGAGAAGAACTATGCTTCTAATAACAGAACAAAGAGATGACATTCAATGTCTCACTGAAGCCACCGAAGATGGAAAGAAAAACTATTTCATCGAAGGTATCTTCATGCAGTCAGAGAAAGTAAACCGCAACGGTAGAATGTATGAGAGAAAAATTCTCTTCAACGAAGCAGACCGTTACAACAAAGAATACGTTCAGAAGAGTAGAGCAATGGGAGAGTTGGGACACCCAGACGGACCGTCACTAAATCTCGAACGTGTATGTCACAACATTGTTGAAATGAGTTTTGACGGCGACAACGTAATGGGCAAAGCAAAAATTCTCGATACTCCCTATGGAAAAATCGTCAAGAGTCTCATCGATGATGGGGTAAAACTTGGTGTATCCACTAGAGGTATGGGAACACTTGAAGAGAAAAATGGAGTCAAGATGGTTAAGGAAGACTTCATGCTCACCGCAGTTGACGTTGTTGCAGATCCATCTGCCCCTGATGCCTTTGTCAACGGTATCATGGAAGGTAAAGAATGGGTATGGAATAACGGTATGCTCAAAGAACGAGAAATCGAAACCTATAGAAAAACAATAACCAAAGCTGAACGAGAAAATCTCGAAGAACAGAAACTTAATGTGTTCCGAGATTTCCTTTCAAAATTATGATTTTACTAAATAATACTACTGTAAGGTAACAAAAGGAGTCCTTAAATGAGTTCAGATAGCCTAAGCCCAATCGAGGCAGCAAGAAATATTCTTGCCGGAAAAAACCGTAAAGAAGAATCAGCTTCGGAACTGGTCGAAGGCCTTGCGATCGAAGACGAGAATGATGAAGTTATCACTCTCGAAGATAATGATTATGAGGAATTCGACGAGGACGAAGAGGATCAAGACAACTTAGAAGAGGAGTCACCCGAAATGAAGCCTAAGAAACCATCAATGGCCGGAGAAAAAGGCGCCGCTGTCGAGAAAGACGCCACCGGTAAGTCCGCATTCGATGCCTCAGGTAAAGGACCAGTCATTGGTACTGAAGCCGGCACCGAAGGTAAAGATAAGCCTAATAAAAAATCTGTCGCCGCTAAACCTTCTGCTGCTTCACCCAAGGTTGAAAAGCCTCATATGAAAGAGCATATGGATGCTCTCTTCGCAGGTGAAGAATTAACAGAAGACTTCAAGGAGAAGGCAACAACCATCTTCGAAGCAGCTGTTAATGATTCATTAAGCGTCTACGCTGAAGCTCTCGAAGAGAACTACAACGAACGCCTTATGGAAACAGCTGCTGAGATTGAAGAAAACCTCACCGCAGAACTCGACGACTATCTAGGATACGTTGTTGAGAACTGGATGAAGGATAATGAACTCGCAGTCGAACGAGGCATTCGTGCTGAAGTTGCCGAGTCATTCATGGAAGATCTTCGCGGTGTCTTTGAAAATCACTTCATTGATATCCCAGAAGATAAATTCGATGTCGTTGAAGGTATGGCCGAGGAACTCGAAGACCTCACCGCTAAACTCAATGAAGAGATCGAACGAAACATGGAAATGAGAAACGATATGGAAGGCCTTCACTGTGAAGGTGTCTTTACCGATATGGCCGAAGGACTAGTAGACACTGATGTCGAAAAACTTCGTTCACTCGCAGAAGGTATCGATTTCGATAATGCGGAACAATTCGCAGAGAAACTCTCAGTTCTTAAAGAAAGTTACTTCACTAAGTCAAACGCTTCGGATGAAGTTACCTTTATTACAGAAGAGTCCGACTCAGAAGAACCAACTTCCATTCAGGAAACAACTGGTCCAATGAGTTTCTACGCCCAAGCAATTTCAAGACAACAAAGAAAATAGTCTAAATCAAAAGGAGATTTTAGATGTCTAACTACGATCAAACTGCTTCGCTCGCTGAGCAAGTAAAAGCCAAGTGGGAACCAATTCTGGAACACCCAGAACTCCCAACAATTGAAGATTCATACAAGAAGAATGTCACAGCTGTTCTTCTTGAGAACCAAGAACAGTACCTTTCTGAAGCCATTCCAAACAGTGGTATGCAGAATGGTATGATTAGTGGTATCGGCTCGAACGCACACGCTCAAGGACAGGTTCAGTCATTCGACCCAGTTCTTATCAGCCTCGTTCGTCGCTCCATGCCAAACCTCGTTGCTTATGATATCTGCGGTGTCCAGCCAATGACTGGTCCTACCGGACTTATCTTTGCAATGAAGAGTAACTACGTTGATGCAGCTGGTGCTCGTGGTGACGAAGCACTCTTCGACGAAGCTCGTACAGGTTACGCCACACGCGCTGGTGGTAAAACTGGCGAGAACGAAGCACTTACATCTGCTTCCGTCTTCGGTAATGCAGGAGCAGGTCTAACTGGTGATCCGATCGCTGACTTCGTTCATGGAGGTATTACCAACGATCTAGCCGAAAAACTCGACGGAACTGGTGCAAACGCATTCCAGCAAATGGCATTCTCCATCGAGAGAACCGCAGTTCAGGCGAAGACTCGCGCCCTCAAGGCCGAATACTCAACTGAACTCGCTCAAGACCTCCGTGCTGTTCACGGACTTGATGCCGAGACCGAACTCGCTAACATTCTCAGCACTGAGATCCTTAGCGAAATCAACCGCGAAGTCGTTCGTACTATCCTCAAGGTTGCTAAACTCGGTTGTCAGCAAACTGACCTCAAGGGTAAGGGTACAAATGCGGGCGTCTTCGGCGTCGCCGGCGGCGCCGGTGGTGTCTACGATATCCTCTCGGACTCAGACGGTCGATGGTCAGCAGAACGCTTCCGTGGTCTGCTCTTCCAAATCGAACGTGAATGCAACCTCATCGCACGACAGACTCGTCGCGGTAAGGGCAACATCGTCATCTGTTCCTCAGATGTCGCTGCTGCACTCGCACTCAGTGGATCACTTCAGTCAACCCCAATGGGTGGCGGAAGTCTCACGGTTGACGACACAGGCAACACCTTTGTCGGTACACTCAACGGTCGTCTCAAGGTCTACATTGACCCATACGCCGACTTCAACTACTGCGTAGTAGGTTATAAGGGTGCCAGTCAGTATGACGCCGGACTCTTCTACTGCCCATACGTTCCACTACAGATGGTTCGTGCAGTCGGGGAAGATACCTTCCAGCCCAAGATCGGATTCAAGACTCGTTACGGTCTTGTCTCTAACCCATTCGTCAAGACCGCTGCAGGAACCGGAGCTGACGGTGAATCACTCAATGCTCGTCTCAACCAGTACTACCGTGCATTCAGAATTGATAACCTCCACGGTATCAACTCTGGCGGTGGTGCAACTCAGTGATAACTGAAACTCGGACTTGATCCGACACTAGGAACAGGGGAGACTTCGGTCTCCCCTGTTTCTTTTTGTATATAAATATATTGGAGAAACACTATGCCAAGTTACAACCAGTATGTTAAGTATGCACTTGACAGACAACCAGACAACGAAAACTTATTACAGACGACTGCGTTTAGATTCGTCATGACAAAGGCACCAGAAGTCGTATACTTCTGTCAGAGTGCGTCTGTCCCATCTATCAGCGTGATAGACACACCAGTATTAAGTAAACATCCCACTCTTCATTTTGCAGATCCCAAATTAAATTATGATCCACTCACTCTATCATTTCTAGTAAATGAAGACATGGGTAACTGGATGGAAATATACAACTGGATGCGATCGTTCACTATTCATGATGAAACATTAGAACCAAGAAACCGATCGGAAATTCGTCTAAGTGGCATTGCAAATTCTGACGATCCTTATAGTGCCAAATCTAAACCCGGCGACCCATCAGATTACCAAGTCGATGGTACATTAGTTTTATTAAATAGTAAATCACTACCACAAGCTTCCATAACATTTAAAGATCTTTATCCAAGCAGTCTAGGAGAACTTGATCTGAATGCTTCCGACGGCGAAGCTTCCCCAATAACATGTAGTCTCACGTTACAATACAGAGATTATGAGGTAACAGTGTATTGACTTACTTGCCTTTGTGGTGTATAATTACAGTATGAACTTCGAAGATTTAAAACGACATACCGAACGAGATATGAAAGTCGATGACACTCAGTTGGATCTGGAGTCTCTTAAGATTCCACAACTCCATAATAAGTATCTCAATTTCCTACAAGAAGAACGATTCAATCTAAAGAAGATGGGTTTCGACTTTGCTTCCTTACGAAGATCAAAGTGGGAATACTATACAGGTAAGATATCTGAAGAGGATCTCGAAGAAAAAGGATGGGAACCCTTTGACCTTAAGATTCTGAAGTCAGATATTGACATGTATCTCGATTCTGACAACGATATGATTCTGATGAAACAGAAGATAACATATCAAGAAGAAAAAGTATTCTACTTAGAATCTGTAATTAAAGAGATCGGTCAAAGAAACTGGGAGATTCGCAATGCGATCGAATGGAGAAAGTTTGTATCCGGTTCTTAATTCAAAAGATATTAAATTTTATTGATTCAGAGTTGATGATGATACTGTTTTATATCTCATCAACATTTTATTTACTGATAATGGCATGGTTGTATCTTTCTCCTAAATAGAGAATGAGTGACTTAGTTATTGAAAAGATTGATGAAGTAAATATTAGAGTTCGATGTGAACGAAGTTTCGCCAAAGAACTCTCTGACTTCTTTACTTTCAAAGTACCTGGCCATAAGTTTATGCCTGCATATCGCAACAAGGTATGGGATGGTACTATAAAACTATACAACATGTTCTCTCAAGAGATTCACTCTGGGTTACTTGACTATGTAACTACTTTCGCCAAAGAAAGAGGTTACACTTATCAGGTAACTTTTGACACACCACATAATAAAGTCAGTGACGATTTAGTCAAACGATACCTAACAGACACCCTAAAAATATCTGCGGGTGGTAAACTAATCGTACCGCATGATCACCAGATACGAGCCATCTCTCATGCGATTAAACATGAACGATGTTTGTTGTTGTCTCCTACTGGATCAGGAAAGAGTCTAATCATCTACGGTCTTCTTCGACATCTCATGGAAAAAACGAACAAGAAGATTCTAATCATCGTACCTACTACTGGTTTGGTTTCACAGATGTATTCAGACTTCGAAGATTACTCTAAGATGAATGACTGGAACGTAGAAGAGAACTGTCATAAGATCTATGCGGGACAAGATAAATCCACCGATAAAAAGATCGTTATATCTACGTGGCAGAGTTTGTACAAATTACCGGCAAAATACTTCGAGGACTTCGAAATTGCCTTTGGTGATGAGTGTCATTTGTTTAAAGCCAAATCCTTGACTTCTATCATGTCGAAACTAAAGAACGCCAAGTATAGGATTGGAACTACAGGTACACTCGACGGAGCCCTTACTCATAAGTTAGTCATCGAAGGACTGTTTGGCCCAGTGAAAGATGTGACCACTACAAAAGAACTGATGGAGAAGGACATTCTATCTAAATTAGAAATAGACTGCATCCTTTTAGACTACGATGACGAAGACAAGAAGTTAGTAAAGACATTGAAGTATCAAGACGAGATGAAGTGGTTGATTACAAATGACAGAAGAAACAAATTTATCTCTACTCTTGCAGGGACAACAAAGGGAAATACATTGGTGTTGTTTCAGTTTGTAGAAAATCACGGAAAACAACTGTATGAGAAAATAAAGTTAGAGAACCAGCATAAGAAAGTGTTTCTTATTCATGGTGGCGTAGAGACAGACGACCGTGAACGTGTCCGTGGCCTCGCCGAGAAACAAAAGGACGCGGTTATCGTGGCTTCTTATGGAACATTCTCAACTGGTATCAACATCAAGAACCTCCATAACATTATTTTCGCCTCTCCTTCTAAGTCTCGCATTCGAATTCTTCAATCAATCGGAAGGCAATTGAGGAAACACGAAAGTAAGTCAGTCGCTAAACTGTTTGATATTGGAGATAATCTTCAGTGGAAAAAGAAAATGAATCACACTCTTCGTCATTTCTTCGAGCGAATCAAACTATATAAGATAGAAGAATTTATTTTTAAGACGATTAAGATAAAACTATAGGAGAATCCAATGGTTGAATACAAAATACTAAAGCTTCGTTCAGGTGAAGAACTAATCAGTATTGTAAATCAAGTTGGTGCAAAAAAGATTGTCCTAGATCGACCCATGCAAATGAAGTTGACTACAATGCACGATCCTATTACCGGTGAAATTAAAAAAGAAATGTGGGTGTTACGAGACTGGATGAATAACAGTGAAGAACTCACATGTGATATTCCACTTGATTTTGTAGTTACCACAATCAAGCCTAACCAAAAAATTATAGATCAATACGAATCAAAAAAGTTAAAGGAAGATGAGATTGCTTCTTTGGGTATTGATCCAATAGATCCAAATAGTATACTAGAAGATCTTTACAAACAACTTGGTATTGATATGTCCACCGAAAACCTTAAAGATAAAATAAAACCTCCTTCTTCTGAGGAGGAAATGATCATGATGAATTTTGCGATGTCTAAGAAGATGTTTGAGAAAATGATGGAAGAAGGATTCTTCGACGAGATGGGACTCGATGATGAAATACCTTTGGACGATTTTGATTTTGATGAAGAAGAAAAAACCGACCGCACTAAAGAAGAACCCGATTGGGGTAACGACTGGTCAGACTGGTCTGGGGATAGTGAAGACTATACTAAGTGAATGCTTTATAGGCTCTAGAGCTTCCCCTTTCTTTCTTAGCACACATAGTGTAACCCGGATTTAAAACCTGTCAAGAAGAAAATCTAAAAAATATCTTATAAGGTTGACAATATTTGTTTTATGATGTATAATTACATATGAATTCAAGGGAACAACATTATGGCTAAAAGAAAAACATCAAAGGGAGATCATTACATAGATAATGAAGCTTTCTTTCAAGAGATGGTAAAATGGAAAAATGATTTAAATCAAGCAGAGGAACTCGGAGATCCGAAACCTCCTGCGACTCACTACATGGGTGAGTGTTTCATGAAAATTGCTGAACGACTTTCGTACAAACCCAATTTCATGAACTACCCATTCAGGGATGAGATGATTGGTGATGCGATCGAAAACTGCTTGATGTATGCACATAACTTCAATCCAGAGAAATCTAAGAATCCATTTTCATATTTTACTCAGATGATATATTATGCTTTCATACGCAGAATAGAAAAAGAAAAGAAACAAATATACGTCAAGTATATGATGATGGAAAAGTTAGATCATGAGAATAAGTTTACCAAGTGGGCAAATGATAATGAACTGGTAGATCCTAGTTCAAAGAATCCTTATGCTGACTATTTCAAACTCTCAGATAACGACTTAGAAAAGTACAAACCAAAGAAGAAGAAAAAGAAAACTGAAGAAACCACAGACGGTGGTACATTAGGAAAACTTTTTGAGGATTGAAATTGAAGCTTGCCATTATAAATGATACGCACTTTGGTGCAAGAAATGATTCACAGTTGTTTTTGGATCAGTCATTCAAGTTTTTTGAAGAACAGTTTTTCCCGTACTGTAAAGAGAACAACATCACAACGGTTTTGCATCTTGGAGATTTCCTTGATCGCCGAAAGTTTGTGAACTTTAATACTCTCTCGCAGGTACGCACTCGATTTATTGATAAGATTAACGAGTATGGAATACAAGTACACTGTATTCTTGGAAACCACGACACATACTACAGAAACACAAACAGAATTAATTCTATTCGTGAGTTGTTTTCTGACACTGATAATTTTCATCTGTATGAAGATCCGATCGAACTAGAGTTTGGTGGGTTGTGTATTGGTATGGTCCCTTGGATAAACAAGAACAACACCGAACAATGTATTGACTTCATCAAGAACTCGACCTGTCCTATTATGGCTGGTCATTTTGAACTAGATGGTTATGAAGTTATGCGTGGGGTTAAGTATGACGGTGGATTGAACGACAAACTGTTTAGTAGATGCGAAATGGTTCTGTCTGGACACTTTCATTCGAAGTACAGTAAGAATAATGTTCACTATCTTGGTACGCAATATCAATTAACCTTTAGTGATTTAAACGTCAAGAAAGGTTTCCATGTATTGGATACGGAGACCAGAGATCTGAGGTTCGTTGAGAACCCCGTGAACGTCTTTCACGCGATTACATATGAAGAAGACGAGGATATGTTGGAACGTGATTATTCTAAGTACGAAAACTCATATGTTAAGGTGTATGTTTTTGAGAAAAATAATCCATATCTGTTTGACAAGTTCTTGGACAAACTGTATGATGTGAAGGTTGCAAATCTAACAGTCATTGAAGACATGGGTGTGGATCATACCGAAGAAGATTCTTTGGACATATCTAAGGACACTGTTTCAATTATCAATGATGAAGTAGATATAATGACTAATGTTCCAGATGAACAAAAGTCAAGAATCAAATCGTTAATGCGTGAACTTTATATGGAGAGTCTTTCGTTATGAATATCTTTGTACTGGACAAAGATCCTAAAATCTCAGCACAAATGATGTGTGATAAGCACGTTGTAAAAATGATTGTCGAATCAGCTCAAATGCTTTCGACTGTTCATCGTTATCTAGACGGTACAGAATACATTTCTTACAGTAAGAATGGTCGCCGAATTAAACGGTGGAGTCATGATACAGATCGATCCGGCTCTGAAATGAAATTATTTAAGTCGGTCATGTTGAACCATCCCTGTACTATATGGACTAGAGAATCTCTGGCTAATTATTGTTGGTTGTCTTGTCATGCACTAAACCTATGTCGTGAATATACTCGTCGATACAACCGACATCACAAAACAGAAGGTCTAGTGAAGTGGTTTATGAAGAACTACCCCAATAAATTGTACGGGTTTCATCTAACGGAATTTGCACAGGCAATGCCTGATGAATACAAGGTAGAAGGAAATGCACCACAGGCCTATCGAAATTATTACATGGGCGAGAAGAGTGGGTTTGCTAAATGGACTAATCGACTGGTTCCAGATTGGTGGTCGTTAACGGAGGATGTTCCTGCATGATAAATTTTAAAACCGTTAGGTTCCGAAACTTCGGGTCTTTCGGTAACAACGAAACAGAAATAAATTTAGACAAACATAACTTTGTTCTCGTGTCTGGAAACAATGGACACGGTAAATCGTTTGCTTTGTTGGACTCTATTACCTTTGCTTTGTTTGGTAAACCGTTTAGAAAAATCAATATTCCTCAGTTGACTAACAGTGTAAATCAGAAGGACTGCATGGTCGAGGTTGATTTTCTTATTGGAACAGATGAATATACAATTCGTCGTGGACTAAAGCCAAAGATCTTTGAGATATTCAAGGATGGGAAGATGATTGATCAGTCTGCAAAGGCTAAAGATTATCAACGAATGCTCGAAGAACAAATTCTCAAGATGAACTATAAGTCATTTACTCAGGTGGTGATTCTTGGTAGTTCGTCGTTTGTTCCGTTTATGCAATTGACAGCCGCTGATAGAAGAAGTGTCATTGAAGACATTCTTGATATTAATGTTTTCTCTCTGATGAATGGAATTCTGAAGACGAGAGTCTTAACACTAAAAGAAGAAGAAAGAGAACTGGGATATGAAATTAGTATTGCGAAAGAAAAAATCGACATACAACACAAACATATCAAGAAAGTCCAAGACAAAAGTCAAGAATCAATCAATGAAATACAAGAGGACATTAAAACGATTATCAACGAGGCGCAAGAGGTAAGAACTTCTATGAGTTCGATTGAGATTGGAATTGATGAACTAAAAAATCAGATAACCAATAAAGATTCTGTAGTGTCTTCTTTGGGTAAAATTAATAAACTCAAGGATAGTATTGATAAGAATATTCAAACCACAGAGAAGGATATTAAGTTCTACATTGATAATCAAAATTGCCCAACGTGTCATCAACATATAGAAGATGATCACCGAGAAGAAATGATTGAAGATAAAAGAAACAAGAAGTCTGAATATACCGATGGTCTATCTAAAATTAATTTGAAACTAGAAGAACTTTCCGGCGAACTCACTGTGGTTCAAGAAGTGATGTCTGATATTGTAAAGAAAGAAAAAGAACTTTCCGAACTGAATACAGAACTTTCTATTAAGAAGGATCGTATTGACAATGCTAATAAAAGAATCAGTAGTATAAAGTCCAAGGACACGGACGACACGCAGGAAAATGAAAGACTTAAAGAATTAGTAAAGGAACTAGCTGATCTGGATTCTGTTCACGAATCGAATACCTCCCAGATGCACGACTACGGAATTGTATCTGGTCTCTTGAAGGACAGTGGAATTAAGTCAAAGATCATCAAGTATTATTTGCCTATTATGAATAGGTTGATCAATAAGTATCTTGGATCGATGGACTTCTTCGCACAGTTTCATTTGGATGAAAACTTCAACGAGACAATTAAATCTAGACATCGAGACGAATTCAGTTATATGAGTTTCAGTGAAGGTGAAAAGATGAGAATTGATTTGGCTTTGCTTCTGTCTTGGAGAGAAGTCGCAAGACTAAAGAACAGTGCGAATACCAATCTCCTTATTTTAGATGAAGTTTTTGATTCATCTTTGGATAGTATGGGTACAGATGAGTTTATGAAACTGCTATATAATTTGGGTAAAAAAGTAAATGTATTCATCATCTCTCACAGGACTGATCAACTGTCAGACAAATTTGAACATACGATCACCTTTGAGAAGAAGAACAATTTCAGTCGAATCATTCGAACTTAAAAGAGGAATCCGATGACCATAAACAATGTTCGGGAAGATTGGTATTCTCAGCACCGAAAGAAAATTATGGATCATTTTAAAATTGCCAAACCCCTATCCAATAGGGTTAAAAAGTATCAGTCCCCAACGGGTAAGTATACTGTGGTAGTGACTCCAGTAGAATTTAGATTTAGAAATAAGAAAACAAAATATATTTACACTATTGGTACTGTCTACCAAGATGGTAAAATGATATTCAACGTCCATAGAAACGCTCCTGATTTTCCATACCTCTTCGTAGAGGATCATGAAGATGGGTTTGATTATCTTCTCTGTGCAGAAGACAATCAGGCTAGAACCGTTGTTCAATTGAACACATCTAAAGCCAGATCTTTCATCAGTGAGAAATCCCAACGAGGTATAGAATTCTGTTGGCAGAAATTACACACCTCGGAAAATGCCAAAGTTATTGCCGTTGAGGGGTATGTAAAACACAAACCAAAAGATAAACTAGAGTACAGAGAAATAAGATTTTACAAATTTTCTGATATTATGGACTTGCCATGGAAGGAAATTGGTGAGAGAATAAATTTTCCTTACGAGGAATTCATCTCTTGGGAAAATGATTCTCATTACACACTTGCCATTCATGAAGAAGTAAGGTATACTGATGATATGAAAGTTACCGATTTAACTCAAGCTGAGAGAAAGAACTCTCTTCTGAAAGATGAAATTCGTTTGAAGAAGATATTTTATAAGTTTCCCCTACAAGAAGGAATTCGAGAAGAAGTTTACTCTGAGTGGATCTAAAATGAAAACCAAAAGAAAAATTAAACGAGGCGCCACCATTGAGAAGATTCACTATGGTGACGAACCAAGTTGGAATGAGTCAGATGAAATGGATATTGATACCTTTCTTCTGCGATCTTATGCTTGGTATAATGCAATGTCCAATCTCAAGAACTACAAGAAGTGGTGTCTTGTTTGGATGAAAGAAAATAATTATGATGTAGAAAACATCAAAAAAGTTAATCGTGTTGACCACCGAAGTTTTTTGTTTGGTCATAATTGTAGAATGTTGAGTAACGAAGTTCCTCTTCCAGAAATTCTCATAGAGAAAACCAAGACTCATATTAAAGAAATGATTGCATTGGGTAGTAGGTCAAAGAAAGTCAAGACTGAAACTGTCGAGAAACCTAAGATTTCTATTCAGGATAGAATGAAGGAACAGGTAATCGAATACTCCGGTGACATTAATATTATTCTCGACAAAACTCTTGATGAGATTCTTGAGAAGAAGAAGCCTCAGATGGATGTTGTCAAGTGGTTGAAGGATAATGAAGTAAAGTCTATTCAATCTGGAATGATTTCGTCGGAGTTCAAGTCACTTGTTGATGAACTGAACATGGTTTATAACAAGGAAGATAAACAACTAATGGAGGGATGGGGTTTTCTCTCTCGTCCGCAGTTAAAGAAGTATCGAGACTTTGTTCAGAACATTGTCGATACATGTGAGGAATACTCTACTGTTCTCAAGAAGACTCGTAAGCCTCGTCGTAAGAAGTTGCAGACTAAGGCCAGTCTTGTTAAGAATGTTAAGTACATGATTCAAACCGAAGATGGTAAAGTGAAGTCGATCGATCCAAAGCAGATCATCGGTGCAACTAAAGTTATTACCTACAACACCAAGACCGATCAGTTCTCTATCTACGAAAAGACTAGAATGGTTGACGGACTCTCGGTTAAGGGTACAACCATTGTAGGAGTGGACAACGAGAAGTCGGTGTGTAGGAGAGTGGGTAAGGATAAGTCCATCGTAAAGGTTGCTAGTTCCAGTGGAATTAGAGCCATCAATAACGCATATAAAAATCTTAAAAATAAGGAATCTGTTCCAAGTCCACGACTAAATAGTAATGTTGTGATTCTACAGGCGTTCAAATGATTTTAATTGATAACAGTCAAGTAATACTTTCTAGTATCTTTGCCCAGACAAAGGGCAGTGTAAATGGAATTGACGAGTCTCTTGTTCGACATATGACTCTCAATGCCTATCGAAATTTTAAAAACAAGTTTTCCTCTAAGTTCGGCGAACTAGTAATCTGTGAAGATTCTAGTAACTGTTGGCGTAAGGATCACTTTCCTCTTTACAAGGCGAACAGAAAGAAGAATCAAAATAAGTCTGATGTTGATTGGTCCTCTGTGTATGACACGTTGACTAAGGTTCGGAATGAAATTCGGGATACTTTTCCATACAAGAACATGAGAGTTCCTCGAACAGAAGCTGATGATATCATCGCCGTTCTGACTCGAAAGTTTCATGTACAGGAACCCATCATGATTGTATCTGGTGACAAGGACTTCAAGCAGTTGCAGAAGTTCCCGAATGTTCAACAGTATTCGCCTGTCCAAAAGAACATGATCGAATGTGATGACCCTGAGAAGTTTTTGATTTATCACATTATCAAGGGGGATGCCAGTGATGGCATTCCGAATGTTTTATCTGAAGACGATGTGTTTGTGTGTGAAGATAAACGACAAAAGCCATGCGGCGAAAAGAAAATTAATTCCTTAATGGAAAATCTTGACCCCGTTGCTTGCACTGATAATTGGAATAGGAATGACACGCTCATTAACCTAGACAAAATTCCAGATGATATAGTAAATCTGGTAGTGCAGGAGTGGGACACCCCTATTGTCGGTTCAAAGTCTAAAGTATTTAATTACTTTATCGAACACAAACTCAAAAATCTCATGGGAGATATACAGGAATTCTGAGATGAAAAAACAATACTACTACGAAGATTACGACGATACTCGTGACATAGGTTCACGGTCTACTAAAAAGAATCAAAAAAAGAGTAAACGACACAACGAAAAACAGTCCCTTAAAGATCTGAGAAATCTTTCAGAAGATGACATTGAAGATAAATGGGACTCTGAATTTGAAGAGGAGTGGTGATATGGGATGCGGATGCGGTAAAAATCAAAGTTCTAGTCCAGATTCAGCTAGAGCTTCTGCTAATTTAAAGAAAGTTTCGGAAAAAAAACTAGAACCTGATCCTAGTTTAAATCAACCTACGTTTCCGTCTATTCCGCAGTTATCTGTGGATAGACGAACTCGTACAAATGTTAAAGTTACTTCTAACGATAAAGAAGAATCAACACCAGAAGAAATTGAAACACCCGATTCTCCATCCATATTTAATAAAGTAAAGAACTTTGGCAAGTCTGTTGCTTCTAGAGTAACTCAAGGTAAGGCTGATGAGAAACTTATTAAGTTGCGACATATCTCTTGCCACGGAGACGAAGAAGTAGTACCATGTCCATATAGAAGTGCGAGTAATACCAGAGAAGGTGCGTACTTCTGCACCGCATGTGGATGCGGCGACAAACCACGAGCATTCTTAAATGATCCAGATGACAGTGGTACATACACCAAATTGGATTATCCGTGGGTTTCTTGCCCAGTTAGAATGCCCGGGTTTGGAGATTACAAACCCTTCTCTGAAGAAACGCAAGAAGAGATTGATAAGTTACCCGACGGCATGAAGAGAAAACAATTAACAGAAGTTGTTCTTACTGCCCGAGGAATTGAAATCCCACCTGCATATGAACCTGTCAAAACAAATGGAGACACTAATGACAGCAGTGAAAGTTGATACTATGAAATTATCAAGAGAAACATTGGAAATACTAAAGAACTATTCGACGATCAATTGTAATATTAAGATCGATGCTGGTTCTACAATCAAAACTCTTTCGCCAATGAAGAACATCATGTCGAAGACGAGTATCGAAGAGACGTTTGAGACTCAGGTTTCAATCTGGGATCTCAACAAGTTTCTAGGAACGGTTTCTCTTTACGAGAAGCCAGTGTTTGAGTTTCAGGATGATCATGTGATCATCTCGGAAGAGAATGGAAAGTCAAAGACTAAGTATCGGTACGCCGAGTCATCACTGATCTCAAGTGTGGACAAGGATGTACAGATGCCAGAACCAGTAGTTTCCTTTGTTCTATACAACAAGGATCTTTCTCAGGTTCTCAAGGCCGCTTCGGTCCTTGGACTTCCTGATCTTGCCGTTCGTTCATCCGATGACGGGTCGGAGATCGAACTCGTTGCTCTGGATCTTAAGGATTCTAGTTGCAATACTTACAGTGTTACACTGGGTGACAATCCCGGTGGTCAATTCACCTTCAATTACAAAACCGAAAACATGAAGATGATTGCCGGCGATTACGATGTTGATATCACAGATAAGTTTGTAAGTCAGTTGACAAACAAAAATATTGATGTAACATACTGGATCGCATTAGATAACACTTCTAAGTATGAGGGTTGAACGTGAAGCAAGAACATTTGTGGGTCGAGAAGTATCGTCCCAGAACAATTGAAGAGTGTATTCTTCCTGTCTCTATCAAGAGTACATTTCAGGACATTGTAAATTCAGGAGAGATGCAGAACCTACTTCTCTCCGGCAAGGCTGGGTGCGGTAAGACTACCGTTGCCCGTGCCTTGTGTAATGAACTTGGTTGTGAGAACATTCTAATCAACTGTTCGGAAGATGGAAACATCGACACACTCCGAACCAAGATTCGAAATTTCGCAAGTACAGTTTCATTCAGTGACCAGAAGAAGGTGGTGATTCTGGACGAGTTTGATTATTCAAATGCCCAGTCTACCCAACCGGCACTTCGTGGTTTCATCGAAGAGTTTTCCAAGAACTGTAGGTTTGTTTTGACTTGTAATTACAAGAACAGAATCATTGAACCTATTCATTCACGATGTACCAACATCGAATTTAAGATTGAGTCATCAGACAAACCAAAACTTGGTAAGCAGTTCTTCGACAGGTGTAGTAACATCCTAAAGGACGAAGAAGTTCCGTTCAAAGAAAAGGCCCTTGGTGAACTGGTCATCAAACACTTCCCAGACTTCCGTAGAATTCTAAACGAACTCCAACGGTATTCTGTTTCGGGTCAAATCGACGAGGGTATTCTAACCCAGATCGGTGAAGTGAACATCAAGAATCTGATGGAGTCTATGAAGAGTAAGGACTTCACCAATGTCAGGAAGTGGGTCGTCGAGAATCTAGACAATGACCCAGTGCAAATCTTTCGTAAGTTATATGATTCTCTCTATGATAATCTTACATCGCACAGTATTCCACAAGCAATTCTTGTGATCGCCGAGTATCAGTACAAGGCTGCATTCGTTGCCGACGCGGAGATCAATCTAACGGCATGTCTTATTGAAATTATGATGGAGTGTGAATTTAAATGATCAATGGTATGAAAACTAATACTAAGTCAACACTCTCTTCAAACTCTAAACTTTGTACACAGATTATTCATTTTTCTAGTGGAGAGAAGAGAACATTCACGGACATATTGACCGAAAATATTAAGCAAGGTCAGTTCACGAAACTAGAAAGAAAAGATGGAAGTATGATAATGATTAACGATAAAAATGTTATTTGTATTGAGGTATTTTTCCAATGAAGTTTTATCCAACAAGAGGCAAAGTTGCCATCAAGATGGAAGGTTCAAAACAAGCTGATGGACCTATAATTTATGAAGAGAAAAATACTGGTCTTTATGGTACAGGATTTGTTGCCAGTGTAGGAAATCCTGTTATACTAGAGAGTGGTGAGGAAGTAATTCCAGAATTTCATGAGGGACAACGTGTCGCTTATGAGAATCGAAAAGATCACCAATTCTTTGGAGATTTTGTTATGATGGATCAGAGATGTGTCGTTGCAATCTTGGATGGAGAAACCAAGATTGGCTGAACTGATTCTCAATCAAAGTGACACAGATTATGCTATGTCGAGAGTTCGTGATTACTACGAAAACTTTGATCGCATTGATGGTTACTTTCGGGATCGAAAGAAGGAGAGACTGGAGGGGGTCACTCCTTCTCTCTTTCCCGTTGAGAATGAGTTCTTCAATGACTTTACGATGAACCCGATGGATATGAATTTTGCCGTAACAGAAACTTCGAAAGAAGTTTACGACAATCTTTTCTGTCAGGTTTCATCGTTCCCCGCAGACGACAACCCCGGCAAGAATGTTCGGTTTTTGATCAAGGAGACAAACACCAACACGATTGCCGGGTTTGTCCGTCTCGGTTCTCCCACGATTAACAGTGCGCCTCGTAACAAGATGCTGGGCAACACTCCAGATCTTACCGCGTTGAATCGTCACTTTATCATGGGGTTTCATATTGTTCCTGCTCAACCCTTCGGTTTCAATTACCTCGGTGGTAAATTACTTACAATGATTTGTTGTTCGCATTTTACACGACGGTATCTAAACAAGAAGTATGGAGTAGAAATTTGTGCCTTTGAGACTACCTCGTTGTATGGTAATATCAAGGGGTGTAGTCAGTATGATGGAATGAAACCTTACCTACGAAACGTAGGACTTACCGATAGCAAGTTTCTGCTCACTATGGCTGACAAGTGGTATGCTGAATTGAACGAGTGGTTCATCAATCGCAATGGTGGAGAACATTTGATTAAGAAAGATGCGTCTAGTCGTAAACTAAAGACACAGACCAAGATGATTGCAATCATCAAGGCCAGTCTTCGTTCACAGGGACGTACAACGGATCTGGCGGACTTCAACGACTTCATCAAGAAGGCAATCGACCTCAACACACAGAAACTACAATACTTCTCTAACTATGGTTTTGAGAATGTGGTTGACTATGTAAATGGTAAAACCGATGCACTGATTAAGAAACCAAACTACGACAACTATGAACTAGAAAATGCAATCAATTGGTGGAAGAAGAAAGCTCAGAAACGATTTGACAATCTAAATGCAGATGGTAGAATACGACATGAGATGGAAGTCTGGAAGTCAGACAACCTAGAAGGAATTGATATTATCCGATGAAGATGAACCTATCCGAAGTTCTAAATGCAATCAACTATGACAAAACGCCTCTTCTCGAAGATGATCTTCAGGAGAAGGCATACGTCCCGTTTGTGATCAACCGATCACTTTCTTACTTTCCTGATACGATTTTGTATGCAAATCAGGTAAACCACTACAATCAATTGGACAAGAAGATGCAGTTTGACTATCTTCGATTGTCTCTTCGTCCAAGAAAACGATTCAGTAAGTGGATTAAGTCACAAGAAGAAGATGATTTGCAGTTGATCAAGGACCATTATAACTATTCTAACGAGAGAGCTACTGAAGTGCTTAGGGTACTTACCCCAAATCAGATTCAAGATATCCGTTCCCTGTACGAATACGGGGGTTGAAAACGGGTAAAATCCTAAATATAACGTCTTTTATTTAACAAAAGGTGTTATGACATGGAAGAATATATTGATATAGGCGTAGAAGATTTGTTAGAAGTTACGCTCAGTGAAAAGGATGACTTTCTCAAAGTGAGAGAAACCTTAACAAGAATAGGCGTATCGTCTAGAACAGAAAATAAACTATGGCAGTCTTGCCATATTTTACACAAGAAAGGTAAGTATTACATCGTACACTTTAAAGAGTTGTTTGCTCTTGATGGTCTACCAAGTAATCTTTCCGAGAGTGATGTTTCAAGAAGAAATATGATCGCAAGTCTGTTGGAAGAATGGGGTCTATTGGAAATTGTAGATCCTACCAGAACCGAAGACAAAGTTCCGATTAATCATATTAAGATAATTCCTCATCGTGAGAAGAGTGAGTGGGAATTGATACCTAAATATCATATCGGTAAACGTAAATGATGCAACTAGTGAAGGATTTATATAATGAGCATTCCAAAAATTATCCACCAAATATGGGTGGGTGATCAGTCCAAACGTCCTGTCGAAATGATGGAGACTTGGAAAGAAAAGAACCCAACATGGGACTATCGGTTTTGGTCTGAAGAGAACATGCCGAAACTAAGAAATCAAGCACAGTTTGATGCTATGAATGAACTCGCCGGTAAGGCAGACATACTTCGGTATGAACTGCTTTATAACTACGGTGGGTTTTTTATTGATGCTGATTCTATCTGTGTAAATCCACTTGATGATTTCTTCTTAGAGAATGAAGCATTCTGTTGTTGGGAAAACGAAGAGGTTCGTGAAGGATTGATGTGTAATGGATATCTTGCATGTTCACAAAACAACAAGTTGTTGGATGACATGGTTTGGAGGATTCGTGAAATGAATCCAGAAGAACTTTCTAAGTTACCAAATCTTACCGCATGGAAAACTGTCGGACCTGTGTTCCTCACAGAGATGACTAAGAAAACTGGTTACGATAAGATCAAAATTTATCCTTCACATTACTTCTTGCCAAAACATTATACTGGTGTAGAATATAAGGGTAATGATAAGATCTATTCTGAACAGTATTGGGGTAGCACCGAAACAATGAAAGGTAAAATGGGAATGACATATGGACAATAAAAATAATGAAAAAAATTGGTACTCAATAGTAACTAATGAATGTCTTAGTTATCCTATTCCAGTTGATGTTAAAATTTGTTTAGATGTTGGATGTAATGTCGGTGGATTTGTAAATGCTTGGAAAGATCACATTGAAAAATTTTATTGTGTAGATGCCGGGTCCAGTAATGTGTCAGAAATAAAACATAATACAAAAGACTTTGAAAACGAAATAACAATAATTCATAAAGCTGTTCATAGCAATTCCAATGAAAAGTTGTCGTTAAGACCCTATCTAGTAGACAACCAAAAACCAATAAATAGTGGTTCTTATGGAACAACAGAATTTGTTTATGATAATAACAATCATGGATGGAGAACTGATACATCCGCAGATTTTGAAGTAGTCGATACTATAAGTTTAGAAGACTTACTTACAGATGCTAAGAAACAAATGAATGTAAGTGAAATTGATTTGATGAAAGTTGATATTGAGGGTGCAGAATATGATTTTCTGATGAATAAAGATTTAAGTTCTGTCAAGTATATCGTTATGGAATTTCATAACTTCTTAAGTAAAATGGAATCTGAGATCGATGGAAAGAATCGTTCTGAGGCTTTACATGATCACATATCAAAGACACATATAATGAAAATAAGTAATGGTGATGGGATCCATACTCATTTTAACAGACTTTATGAGAGAAGAGAAAAATGAGTGTTGATGTATTTTTAAATTGTTATAGAAGAACACGTTGGTTACCTGAACAGATAGAAGCCGTAAACAATCAGAGTGTTGATGTTTCTGGGATCTATGCTTGGCGAAACAATAGTGAACAAGAAGTTCCAGACGAAATAAAGAAACAACTGATCTTTGCAGATTGCAATTACAATCTTGGAGTCTGGTCTAGATTTGCTTACGCTCTTAACTCGAAGGCTGATTATATTTGCGTTCTAGATGACGACACCATTCCCGGTGAAAACTGGTTGCAAAATTGTCTGGATACTATGGAGAAGACTCCCGGTCTCCTTGGAACTGTCGGTGTTCTGTTTGGTGACAAACATTACTCGTGGCAAAAACTTAGACGGGTTGGATGGTGTGATCCAAACGAAGAAACTGCAAAGGTAGATATTGTTGGTCACTCTTGGTTCTTCCCAAGAGAACTTCTAAGTGTTCTGTGGAGAGAACTGCCTCATGTTGATATTCCGCCAATTGTTGGTGAAGATATTCATTTCTCTCATATGATTCAGAAGTATACGGACTTTGCAACATATGTCCCTCCTCATCCAAAGGATGATCTTTCTATGTGGGGTAGTACCAAAGGTTCTGAATATGGTCACAGTGAAGAAGGAATCTCAATGACTACGTTTCAGGGTCCAAATGGAAAACCATTTAGAGCGGGGCAACTAATGGGTATTTGTCTAGCTAGGGCCGTCGATGATGGTTTCAAGATCTTGGAAGCAGAATGAAAGATTTCAAACAAGAATTTTATAAGTATCTAACAAAAATACAACTACATGAACCTTTCGCATTTAGTAGATGGGCGGATGGTGAACTTTGGATTCTTGAGAATAAATCTTACTCTCTGAGTCCTACTTCTCATGGTTATTTAAATCCAGAAGATCAGAAAGAGTTCAATTCTGAAACACATAAATTTCATCATGATAAATTGTGGGATGCTTTTAGATATAAGTCTAAAACCTATCACATTGGCATAACTACAAATTCTGATGCGGGAATAGTTGGGTATAGTCCACGGGACTGGATGATTGATAATAGTGCTTCTGATATTGAAAATATAACTTTTGCCAATTTGTTTATCAACTCTAACTATTATAATTTTCGTGAAAAGGTTTTACCTACATTTGACGAGTATGAAATCGTTATTATGTGTAATGAAAATTCTAAGTTAGATAAATTCAAGAATGTCATAAAAGATTTTAGAGTTGGATCAAACTGTATCATAAACGATGATGATAAGATAGAAGAGATAGTTCAATATACCCGAGAGACTAAACCAGAAGGTAAATTGTTTTTGTTTTGTGCAAGTAGTCTTGGAAATATTTGCATTCATAAACTGCATGAAATTGCACCAAACAACACATATCTTGATTTGGGTTCTGCCCTAAATCCCGATCTTGAATTGGGAATTGATAGGGGATATTTGTCTGCTTGGGCTGGAGTCAAGCAAAGAGGCATGTGGGACATGTCCAGTTATCTTGTGAGAAATGAGGCATGGTGATGATAAAAATAGTTAACAATGATCCTAAGTATTATGATTTCATACGATTACTTCGTAGTGATCCGAGAGTCCAAGATGGATTCATAGAAGTCGTGAACATAACCAAAGATCAACAGGATAAATACATGCGTAAGCATCGTTCCAAATACATTGTCGCCTTGTACAATGATGAACCTGCTGGGTTTGCAGGGTCTTTGGATAATGATATTCGCGTGTGTGTACATCCTAATTATCAGGGTAAAGGTGTAGGAAAAGTTCTAATAACAGAACTGATGGAAAGATTCCCAGATTCTTTTGCTAAAGTGAAAATTGAAAACGAAGCAAGTAGAAAACTATTCGAAAGTTGCGGATTTCAAATTAAGTATTGGTTAATGGAAAGATGAAACATAACCCTTTTAAAATTGTAGAGATGTTTGAGGAGACAGTTGCTGATTACACAGGTGCGCCGTATGCCGTTGCGGTTACATCATGCACCGATGCTCTGTTTCTTTGTTGTAAGTATTTTGATGTTGATGAGGTTGAGATACCCGCAAAGACTTATCTCTCAGTACCTCAGTCTATCATTCATTCGGGTGGTGATGTAAAGTTTACCGATGATGAGTGGGAGGGTATCTACCAACTCAAACCATATCCAATTTACGATTCTGCTAAACGATTTACTTCTAACATGTATATTGAAGGTACAAACATGTGTCTGTCTTTTCATATCAAGAAGCACCTTGCAATTGGTAAGGGTGGTATGGTTCTAACCGACAACAAAGATATTGTTGAATGGCTTCGTGTTGCACGATACGAAGGCCGACACGCAGTACCATATAAGGAAGACGATATCACAATGCTTGGTTGGAACATGTATATGACTCCGCAACAGGCGTCACATGGTCTTGCACTGATGCAGAACTACCCAGAGAACGTACCAGATCTTATTGAAGAAGGAGGATACCGAGACTTGCGAGAGTTTACGGTATTTAAAAACAAATGATAACCTTCAGTAAACTAGGTAGTGCAGGTAGATTGGGAAATCAACTTTTCCAATACGCTGCTTTGTTTAGTCTCGCTAAACATAGAGGCTATGATTACGGTATACCCAATCTCGAAAACATCGAGTGGCATGGTCAAAAGTGTCTGCTTCGTGAGTTTGATCTCACTGCACAGATTGTTGATACTCGACCGAGCAAAGTTTACATGGAGCCTGATTCGTGGAACTACGATCCTAATTTTTTTAGACTACAGGACAACATTGATCTGTACGGATATTTTCAAAGCACCTTTTACTTCGGGGATCTTGTAAAGGAGATCAGAGAAGAATTGACTCCAAGTGAAAAGCATCTGAGTAGGAGTAAAGAGTGGAGAAAGACTTTAGGTGAAAGACCTGTTGTTAGTGTCCATTTGAGAAGAGGGGACAACTGCGACTGGACAGATAACGAAGGGGCAAAACAAACTGCGTATGGTTGCTCCGAAGAGTTAGATCCCAACAGTTTCATGGGTAAGTATCTCAAAAATGCCTTTGATGTTTTTTCAGATCTTGAGGATCCTCTGTTTGTCATCTTCACAGGAGGGTCTAGAAGTGGAGATGATACATTGGATATAGAATGGTGTAAAGGGCAGTTTACAGGAGATGAGTTTTTTGTAGCAAGTTCAAACGATGAACTTAGTGATTTCTGCAACATCATGTCGTGCGATCACAATATCATTTCTCCTATCAGTTCATTTGGGTGGTGGGCAGCATTCATAAATAAAAATGAGAGCAAACAAGTTGTTGCTCCAGAAAACTACCATCCCGGTAGTGATGTGAAAAACAGACCGATGTTTTACCCCGAGGAGTTTACTTTAGTATGACAGTTGTATGTAGGATCGATAATCACGGAGATGAATATCCCGATGTTATAAACTCATTTTATGATCTAAAAAGGTTTGATAATGGGGTTCGAGATGTTGCTATTATTCAAGGTTACAAACTAAGCAGGGACGAAAATTTTCATAGAACGATTGATGATATTCCACATCGTGCGTATTTGAACCTCGAAGCGCCGACTGCTTTTGCAAGCACGGATAACTCTATCGCTGAACAGCAAAGATTTACACACGTTTATACTTTGTGTCCATACTCTTGTGACTATGCAAATCAAACCGGAGATACCAAGTTTATCCCAATACCATTTCCATATAGAGAGGATTGTTTTTCACCACACGACTACAGTGTGAAAGACCTAGACGCGATTTATATGGGCACGGCTATAAATCAAGAACATATTGATATAATTGAATTGATGAAACGATACTCTTATAACTTTTGTTCATTAGGTCACTTGGGTAGCCCCACTATGTGTGGAGTATCGTCACGCGAAAAGTGGTCGGTTCTCGCAAGAACCAAAGTATCAGTTGCGATAAATATGTGTCCGATTCATGAAATGCACAAAGACTGGATCAAAAGAAATCCAAACTGGGACAAAATTGAGGCATTCAATAATCTTGATTACGGTTATTTCCCACAGTTCAAACCGAGAGTCATAGAGGCTGCTCGAATGAAAACACTAAATCTCGTAAAGCGAGATCCGTGGAACGTAATGGAATACTGGTTTGAACCCGATAAGCATTTTGTATATTGGGATACCGTTGAGGATCTACGGGAAAAAATGAACGATGCGATTGTAAACTTTGATAAGTATCAGCACATTGTCGATGCTGCATATCAAAGAGTACAAGACTTTGAAATAGATAAAATCATGGATGCTATGATAAAAGGAGATATTGTATCATGAGTCTTGAAGGAAAAACTGTGCTGGTCACAGGTGCAAGTGGTTTCGTTGGAACAAATCTGGTGAACAAAGTACAGTCTACTGATTGTACTTTGCTGACACCATCAAGCAGCGAACTTGACCTAACAAATGAAGAAAGTGTAAGTGAATATTTCTCCTCCACGGTTCCAGAAGTGGTTCTACACATCGCAGGAAAAGTCGGCGGTATTCTTGCAAACAAGACATACCCCGGAGAGTTCTTTCACAAAAATGCAATGATGAGCGTTCTAGTTGGTCACTACGCTTGGTTGAACGGAGCAGAAAAAGTAGTGTCTCTTGCCGCTGGTTGTGGATATCCTAAGCACCTAGAAGTCCCTTATCGAGAAGATCAGTTCTGGGACGGGTTTCCCGACGAAAACTCATATGGATACTCTCTTGCAAAGAAGAATCTGATCGTGCAGTCGTGGTCATACCGAGAGCAATATGGTTTTGACTCCACGGTTCTTCTCCCTGCAAATCTTTACGGTCCACATGATAACTTTGATCTAGAGTCCTCTCATGTTGTCCCTGCACTTATTCGTAAGTTCATCGAAGCAAGAGATGAGGGTAGTGATGAAGTTGTTGTTTGGGGAGATGGATCTGCGAGTCGAGAGTTTTTGTTTGTGGATGACACCGTTGAGGCTATTCTCAAGATGGTAGACTGTAACGAATCAGGTCCGTTCAATCTAGGAACGGGAGTTGAAACAAGTATCAAAGAACTCATTGAAACGATTCGGTCATGTGTTGGATATGAGGGGAGTATCGTTTGGGACACTAGCAAACCAAATGGTCAACCAAGAAGATTCTATGATATGTCTGAGTTTGAACGTGCGGTTGGATATATCCCATCGACCCCTCTTTCAGATGGTATCTCTAAAACAGTGAAGTGGTATGAGGAGAATCGAAGTGTTGCAAGAATCTGATAAAAAGAAAATGGTTATAACAGGTGGGTGTGGTTTCATCGGATCAAACATGTCACACCACTTTGCAAAGTCGGGTGAGTGGGATGTCTTTGTCTTTGATGATATGTCACGGGGAAGAAAAGAGAACATCAAGGATGATTCGATTACAATTATTGAGGGGTCTGGAGAGAGACTAGATGACTGCCTATTTGCCTTTGAGGGAGCAGACACGGTTATTCATCTCGCAGCAAAAGTAGGAGGAATTGGTTACTACGAAGAAAAACCATTCTCTGTCTGTCTTGAAAATACCCTTATTGATACAAACGTAATTTTAGGTATGATAATGGCTGGTGTGAATAAATTTGTCTACGCAAGCACCACGCATGTATATCCCCACGAACTACAAACAAGCCCAGATTCGCCGCCCCTGAAAGAAAGTGATGCAGGCTCCGATCCTCTTTTGTCTTATGGGTTGGAGAAACTTTACATCGAAAAACTACTCTCTTTCATGGACGTAGAGAGGGACGATGAAATTGATCATGATATTCCTAATTTGGGTATTGCTCGTTACTGTGGAATATATGGATCGGGTCAAGATACCAATCTTGAAAATACATCTCTACTTCCTGCTCTCTGTAAAAGAGCATCGTTGTATCCAGAGGTTCCTTATCAAATTAGGGGCGACGGAAGAGAAACAAGATCATATTGCTACATTGATGATGCGATTGAGGCTACTGAGATGATGCTAAATAAAATGGAGACAGAGAGAATAGTCGGACCATATAACGTGGGGTCTGATGAAAAGTTTACGGTGATGCAAATCGCAGAGAAGATTGCAAATATTTCAGGGAAAGATATGGCGATACAAACCCAACCTGAGATTGTTGCAAATATCATGGGACAATCCTGTGACCTAGAAACTATAAAGTCAGAACTCGGCTGGTATCCAAAAACTACCCTTGACAAAGGACTGATCAAGATATACAATGATGTAAAGGAGCGAGTAAATCATGAGAAAGTATCTACCAACGCTGAGTGAACTGATCGACAGACTCAGCATCAATCAACTCAAAGAAGTTTTTATTGCGGACCACAAAGATGAATATGCAGATGAGATCAAACTTATTCTACATGACATTGATGAGATTCTAAAGGACGAAGACATCACCCTTGATGCGGATTCGATCCGATCGATTATTGTTCTTGCACAGATGAATCTTCATATCTGGCACAATGAGTCCGCTGCCCGTCAGGGTAAAGAGGGAGCAGACTTGTTCCTTACCCACGGTCTAAATGGAATCAGAAACACCGCAAAAAATAAGATCCAAGAAAAGGCAGGAGGTCGAAAGGACTATAAGATTGATTGTCTTGGTAGCGACTTCAAGGACTGGGATGTAAGTTGGTGATACTCGTCATCGGCGATTCTTGCACAGACGTATATCATTATGGATATACAAAGAGACTCGCACCCGAGGGTCCGGTTCCTGTTTTTCATATAAGCAAAACAGTGAAAAATGGAGGGATGGCAAAAAACGTATGTGAAAATATACATTCTCTTGGTGCAGAGTGTGAAATGGTGACAAATACTTGCGATGTGACAAAAACAAGATACGTTGACGATAGACATAATCACCTTCTTTTGCGTGTTGACTCTCACGAAAGAAAAGTTGAAAGAGTGCAAGATCTGTGGAGCATTGATTTTTCCAAGTATGAGTCTATCGTAATATCTGATTATGATCACGGATTTTTGACAGAGAGCGATATAGAATTTATTGCGTCAGAGTGTTCAGGCACTACTTTTCTCGACACAAAAAAGAAACTAGGCTCTTGGTGTAAGCAAGTTGACTATATCAAGATAAATGAATTTGAGTTTGAAAATACTAAACACACTATAGATCCCGATATCAAAGATAAACTAATCGTGACTCTTAGCAAAGATGGTTGCTCTTTCAGAGGTAAGACCTATGGGGTAAAAGAAGTAGAGGTCAAAGACATGACCGGAGCAGGCGATACTTTTCTAGCATCTTTAGTCGTTTCCATGCACGAAGGAAAAACTATTGAAAAATCAATTGAAGTTGCAAACAAAAACGCTACAATCATTGTGCAACAAAAAGGTGTGGCTAAGATCGGAGATCACATATGAGCAGCATTGAAAAACCAGAAATTGTACAAAAGGGGTGGGGTAGTGAAGTAATTTTTGCCAATAATGAAATGTATTGCGGTAAACTACTTAGATTCAACAAAGGGTCAAAATTTAGTATGCACTTTCACATGAAAAAAGATGAAACGTGGTATTTATCAGAAGGTACGATTAAACTTAATTGGATTGACACAACCGATGCTTCTAGAACAACTGAGATTGTAGAGTGTGGTGGTGTTATTCGAAATAGACCCGGAGAACCCCATCAGGTAGAAGCATTAACAGATGCAATAATTTTTGAAGTTTCCACCACCCACTTTGATGAAGATAGTTATAGAGTAGAATCGGGAGATAGTCAAATTGGTTGAAACCTATTCTATAATTTGGATAAATGGATGTTTTGATATTTTACATCGCGGTCATATTGAGATGTTCAAATATGCAAGTAGTCTCGGCGGAAGAGTTGTAGTGGGATTGGATACAGACGAGAGAATTAAAGAATTAAAAGGTAATTCTCGTCCAATAAATACATTAGATGATAGGATGGAATTGGTTCGGTCAATCAAATATGTGAATGGAGTAGTTTCGTTCGGAAGTGATGAGGAGTTAATCGCCTTACTAAAAGAAATATGTCCTGTGCATAGAGTGATAGGCGGCGACTACAGAGAACTCCCAATTGTGGGGGAAGAGTATTCTGGAGAAATTCTTTTCTTCGATAGGATAGCAGACTACTCTACAACAGGAATACTTAATGTACAAAGAGACTAAGTTACGAACAATTCTAAAAACTATATTATGGAGATTGTTTGCTACACTTAATAGTTTTATAATTTTGTATTTGGCTATGACCGACAAACATATATGGAACGCAGTGTTTATGAATATTAGTGGTTTTTTTGTTTACTTTTTTTACGAAAGAATATGGAATAAAATTCCATATGGAAAGGTTTGTGATAAATGAATGATCGTGTTTTGATTACGGGTGGTGCTGGATATATTGGAACAACTCTTGTTCCAGTATTATTGGATATGGGATATAATGTTACAGTAGTTGATAATCTAATGTATAGACAAACAACACTAACTACACATTGTTTCAATCCCAAGTTTAAATTTGTAAAAGGAGATGTTAGAGATTATGATTTAATTGATCCTCTCATTAAAGAACATGACATTATTATTCCTCTTGCTTGTATCGTAGGAATGCCTGCTTGTAAGAAGGACGAGAGAGCCGCGGTTCAAGTTAATGAAGACGCAGTGAAACATATAGCGGATATTGTTGGTAATAATAAGAAAATTATTTTCCCAACTACTAATTCTGGTTATGGGATTGGGGAAATGAAAGATGGAGAACTTGTTCACTGTAACGAAGAAACTCCACTCGCCCCTTTAAGTCTTTACGGTACAACTAAAGTAAATGCAGAGAACTATCTTAAGGAAACATCAGGTGCAGTTTGTCTTCGACTTGCAACGGTGTTTGGAATTTCCGAACGAATGAGACTCGACTTACTTGTAAATGACTTTACATACAAAGCGTGTACAGATAAATACATTGTTCTCTTCGAAAGTTCTTTCAAGAGAAACTTCATTCATGTCAAAGACGTAGTTGGTGCAATGATTTTTGCTATTGAACATTATGATAAAATGAAGGGCGAATCATTCAATGTAGGACTCAGTAGTGCCAATCTTTCAAAGATGGAATTATGTGAGACTATAAAAGAATACATTCCAAACTTCTCTATTCAAGAATCTGAGATTGACAACGACCCAGACAAGAGGAATTATATAGTGAGTAATGATAAAATAGAATCTCTTGGATGGAAACCATCTGTTGATTTACATGTGGGTATAAAAGAACTAATAGAAGCTTACGAAATTATTTCATATAATAATAGGTTATTCACAAATCAATGATATTACTATGTTATGGCACTCGTCCCGAGTGGATAAAAATTAAACCTCTAATCAAAGCCTTCGAGGGTAAGATTCCTTTTCGGGTATTGTTCACTGGACAACATGCAGATATTTCTGGTGGTTGGTTTCATGATAAGTTGAAGATCGAAGAAGGAGTCAATCGTCTAGATTCGATCTTCTCTTCTGTGATGAACAACATAGACTTCAATGAAGTAAGTGCCGTTCTGGTGCAGGGTGATACTGCGACTTGTCTTGCAGTCGGTCTGTCTGCCTTCAACCACAAGGTTCCCGTGATTCATCTAGAAGCAGGCCTGCGAACTTACGATCTTGAACACCCATACCCCGAAGAGGGATACCGACAGATGCTCTCTCGCATCACTGATATTCATCTTTGTCCTACTAAGATCGCAAAGACTCATTTGCTTCGTGATTCTGTTGGTGGTGAGATTCATGTCGTAGGAAATACTGTCCTCGATAATTTAGTCGATACTAAATCATCTTATGGTGACGAGGTTCTTGTGACCATTCATCGTCGAGAGAATCACCACATCATTGACGATTGGATGAGAGAACTCGATAGTCTAGATGAAAACGTCACATTAATTCGACATCCTAATCCTGTCGTCATGAATGCCGTTGATAAACTAAAGAATGTAAATGTGATTGATCCCTTACCACATGACAAAATGGTTGAACGAATTGCAAACTGTAAGTTTCTAATCACGGACAGTGGCGGACTACAGGAAGAAGGGTCATTCTTCAACAAGAAAATTATTATCTGCCGAGAAACAACAGAACGACCAGAGGTATTGGAACATTATGGTGTTCTTTGTTTAACTCCAAAAGACCTTCCTTCAATTGTAAACTCAATTAAAAACACATACATATTAGACAAACCCTGTCCCTTTGGTGATGGTAAGTCAGCAATTAAAATTATGGAGATATTATGTCGCGCCCAACTATTACACTTTGCATGATCGTAAAAGATGAAGAACACTGTATCAAACGGTGTCTTGAATCTATGGCACCTCATATCGATAGGTATGATATTTCGGACACGGGTTCGAGTGACAAAACTAAAGAAATCATCAAAGAGTTTTTTGATGAGAAGGGTATTCCCGGTGAGGTCCATGAGATTCCTTGGCAGGGATTCGGCAAGTCAAGAACACAGGCCCTTCGCAACTGTGACGGGAAGGCCGATTATGCGTGGGTCATCGACGCAGATGATTCATTGGAAGGCGACATAAAATCTGTAGTAAACTTTATCGACAAGACTCGATTTAGTTCATACTCTCTGCGAATTGGTAGAGGTCCAGAGTTTACTTGGTGGAGAAATCAAATCTTCAGGACTGAAGATAAGTGGTTTTATGTCGGTGTTCTTCATGAATATGCTCACTGTGAAGGACGAGAACAAAAACAAATGGCTCAGATTCCGGGAGAGTATTTCGTACATGCTCGAACGGAAGGTGGTCGAAACGTAGGCATAAGTGCTAAGGAAAAATATCTACGAGATGCTGAAACTCTCAAGGATGCTCTTCTTAATCCTGAGTCTGATGTATATGATCCTACAAATGATCGATATCATTTCTATCTTGCTCAGAGTTACTTTGACTCTCAAGAATATGAACTTTCTAAGGAATGGTATGCAAAGAGAGCAAAGATGGGCGGATGGGATGAAGAAGTATTCTATTCACTTTATCGAGTGGCAATTTGTTCTGGTCTATTGGAAGAACCGTGGGAAGCTACACAAGCAGCTTTTCTTGCTGCATGGGAGAATAGACCTTGGCGTGCAGAACCTCTTCATCAGATTTCACGGGTATTTCGACTGAACGGTCATCCAAGACTCGCTTATATCTACGCATCTCAAGCTGCTAAGATTGCATTCCCGGAACAGGATATTCTGTTTCTTGCTTCTGATATTTACGACTGGATGGTCCTTGACGAACTAGGTTCTACAGCGTTTTATGCGGGACAACTTGATGAGGGTCTAGATGCTTGTAATAAACTTTTATCTAGTGGTAAAGTTCCAAAGGATCAAGTAGAACGTATCAATAATAACAGAGATATGTATATGAATGCAATTAAACAGAGAAATGTTGCCATATTAGAATCAAAGAAAAATGCACAGGAATTGCAGGAAAAGTATGGTTTTGCAGATAAAGAAGTGAAAAAGAAGAATTACAAGAAGAAAAAGAAGAAGTAATTTAACCAATTTGTATAGTATGCAGACAAATAAATCTTCCTAAATACGTTAGGAGAAAACTATGCCCGCAGGCGAATACAATATAACAGTAGATCGTGGAAGTACGTTTAAGTTTCATGTGACATTCTTCAACTCATCTGAAGTTGCAGTGGATCTAAACACATATTCTGCTTCTATGCAGGTCAGAAAATCTTACACCACCGAGAATATCCTTCTCTCTGCAACTGGTAGTACCGGAGACAGTAACAAGGGTGTTGTCGGTGGTGGTTCTACTGGTTACTTTACGGGAACTGGTGGTGTTGCAGGTATCGGTGGGATAGAGTTAAACTCTAGTACCGCTGGTGTGATAGGAACAACTGGTGGTATATTCCTGTCAGTTGATCATACCACCATGCAAAACATACCATCAGGTAGACATTTTTACGATCTAGAATTGACAAATCTTTCAGATAGTACCGTAACCAGAATACTTCAAGGTAGATTTGAAGTTGAACCCGAGGTAACTAGGTGACAAAAGTAAAAGTCAACGAAACGAATACCATAGTACGAACAACTACCGAACGAAATGTTGTGAAGGTTGTCGATCAAACTAACACGTTTATAGTAAGACCTGTTGGTGTGATCTCTGGTATTGGTGCAGTTGGTTTGCAGGGCCCTCAAGGTGTCACTGGTATGACTGGTGCTACTGGTATGACTGGTGATGTTGGTGCAACTGGAACTATTGGGTTAGTGGGTATTTCTGGTGGGACTGTTGTTCAAGGACAACCAGCATTATTGTTTGCTTCTGATACGACAGGATTGACCTTTACAGTTTCTTCTGCGGGTGAAACCGCAACAGTTTTACTTTCTGCTGATGATATAGCACGGTCATTTGGTGGTGTTGGAGTTTATGATTATACGGTTTCATCTGGCGTATTGAACGTACCGGTAGCTACTAGTGCTGGTGAGTTTATATTCAACCCAGAAATGATAAATTCATCAAACACGAACTTATCTATTTTTAATGTAGACAAAAATAATGATCAATTCAGAGAAACTTTAATTGCACTTGCAAGTGATGAGTTTGCAGAAATTCGTTTTTCTGTTAAGAACAATCCAAACGAAAATGTTTTATATCTTCAGAATATAAATTACAACCCAAGTGCTCAAAGATTTGATGCCTTTGTTTATGATATTTCACCTGCATCTGTTACTGGTGGTAATGGAAAAACAATAGAAGTTGTAGGTTTTCCTACTGCCCCAATAACTTCTGCATCGCAATCTTTTAGACTTCCCGGCGGTGCAACCTTTAGTTCTGTTGTTACTTCTTGGAACAGTCAAACTGGTGATGTAGTATTTACTGAATACGTTTCTTCACTGAACGGGCAGACCGGTGACATAACGGGACAGGTTGGACCTACTGGTTCGATTGGATTTACGGGCCCTACCGGAGCACAAGGGGTTACAGGAGCTCAGGGTATTCAAGGTGTGACAGGCGTTACAGGATCTCAGGGTATTCAAGGTGTAACTGGTACTGATGGTGTAACAGGAATCACCGGACCTACTGGTGCCGATGGAGTTGATGGTGTAACTGGACCCACTGGTGCCGATGGTGTGGGTGACACATACGTTGCGGGTACGGGACTCACGCTAAACGGTCCAACCTTTTCGGTTCGAGGTTGGACTAGAGGTGGTGAAACATTCCCAGAATCAGTCGGTGGTGTAGATGCAGGAACATCTTTTGCCGATGGAACTACTGCAATTACAATACTCGAAACACTTCTTTACCCATATCAATCTGTCTCGTTCTCTGCCTTTGATATTGGAATTTCTTCTGGACCATATGAAGTTGGTCAAACAGCCGGTAACGGATCAGTTAGTTCTACATGGTCTACATCTGGTCCAAACGCAAACTGGGTTGCTGGTTCAATTTCAATCTCTGCAAATCAAAGCGTAGGAACATTAGTTTCTGGATTGAATTATAATGGTTCTCCTCAAAGTGTTTTGCATGGTGCATATAACTTTACCGCCGAAACCACCTTGACATTTACTATAAGTGGTCAACAAGATGAAGGAAGTAATCCAAGTCGAACTGATGCCTTAAATTGGCGATATAGATATTTTAGTGGTAAGACTGGTGCTGGATTCAATGGAACTGGTTTGACGGGACAAGGATTTACTGACACGCTTAGTAGAACTAGTCCAAATAATTTCTCGGTAACTTTTGCTGCCGCTTCTCCTCCGGATAAGGGATATTTCATTATTCCTACCGCCGAGTTCTCTGGATCTCTTTCATTCACGGACACTGGAACTGGATTTGCATTCCCATTCACAAATGCTGGTACATTCACTCATACGAATGACTATGGACACGGTGTTGGATATACGATCTTTGAATCTACAAATAACTTTGCAGGCGAAACAACAATAAGGGTTAACACATAATGGCAAGTATAACTGGAGGAGTACCATTAGGTGGATTTATTTCGCCGACAGATTCGGCGGATACTTTCCCCGTGACGAACCCAACTTTTGGTTTGGGTGGTTTGCGTAATGTTGGATCAACTGCGGACAGAGATGCAATTCCTGCCGATCGCCGCGAACAGGGTATGTTGGTTTTTGTTGAAAATGAATTAAAGTATTACTCCTTGAGTGGTGGTACAGGTAATAGTAATTGGGAAATATTCAGTTCGGGTGCCGGTGCCGGTGTTACTGGTCCTACTGGTGCCGATGGTTCCGCAGGTGTAACTGGTCCAACTGGAGCCACGGGTGAACAAGTAACGGCAAAAACCTATGATGTAACTGTCGTCAACGCGGGTGGAAACAAATACTTTATCGACACTGTTCAACAAGATACGATTTATCTTCTCCGTGGTCAGAAATATATTTTCTCACTTGCAGGAAGTGTAAGTGGACATCCATTCCACCTACAAACCACCGACAATGGTGGTGCCTACGATTCTGGTAATCTATACACCACGGGAGTTGTAAATGCGGGAGCAGATAGTGGCGATATAACATTTACTGTTCCTTATAATGCACCTGATACTCTATATTACAGATGTCAATACCACAGTGGTATGGGTGGTGAAGTAACAATCAAGAACCTCACACCTAATGATCTAGAAGGTCCGACCGGACCCACTGGTGCTGATGGTTCTGATGGTGTTACTGGGCCCACTGGTGCTGATGGTTCTGATGGTGTTACTGGGCCCACTGGCGCCGATTCTACCGTTGCAGGCCCGGCCGGTGTAACTGGTCCTACTGGCCCTGCTGGACAGGATGGTGCAGGTGGTGGTGGTGCAACTCTTGCCGCTGGTGCTGGTCTTGACTTATCGTCAATCGTTGCGGGTGTTGGTCATACTCTAGGTATAGATCCAACCGCCGTAGTTCATGTCGCTGGTATTTCTGCTGATGGTGGTATTACTGCCGATGGTACTATTGCAACTGATAATTTCCGTGGAGTCAATTCTGCAACAGTTATAGAAATGGATCGAGGAGGCGCGGGATCGGGAACAATTGGGCTTAATCCCGGTGGTAACTTTGCTGCTCAGTTTACCCCAACTAGTTTTTATCATGGGGGTAATTTAACGAATGAAGGAACGGGACTTTTTAATCAACTGTTAACTGCTACTAACGGCATTAAAGCAAACGGTCTTATTCATACCGTAGCAGGTATCTCTATGGATGCCGCTGGTATCACCTTCCCTGATGGAACTTATCAAGATACTGCATCCTCTGGTGTAGGAGGCGGAACTGGTCCCACTGGTCCTACTGGTGCCGATGGTTCTGATGGTACTTCCGTTGGTTATACCGCAGGAAATACCGCACCATCTGGTTCAAATACAGGAGACTTCTGGTATGAGAACGACAGTGGATTATACTACGCAAATGTGTTCGACGGATCTACTTTGGCTTGGTTGCAAATTAGTGGTCGCCCCGGAACTGCTGGTGTCACTGGACCTGCTGGACAGGATGGTGCAGGTGGTGGAGGTGCAACACTTGCTGCTGGTGATGGTCTTACATTATCACCAGTTGTTGCTGGTGTTGGTTATACTCTAGGTATAGATCCAACCGCCGTGGTTCATGTCGCTGGTATCTCAATGGATACTGGTGGTATCACCTTCCCTGATGGAACCTTCCAGTCAACTGCTGGTGGTGGTGGCGGAACTGGACCCACTGGTCCTACTGGTCCTCAAGGTGATGACGGAGCGACTGGATCAGTAGACTTATCTTATACTGGTGGGGTTCCTGCCGGGGCATCTGCTGGTGATTTGTGGTTTGATTCAAATGCCGGTGTGTTCTCCGTTTATATTGATGATGGTGACTCACAACAATGGGTAGAATTAGCAGGTAAACAAGGTGTTACGGGTCCAACTGGTGATGCTGGATCTGGTGGTGGTGCTGGTACTACTCTTGCCGCTGGTGCTGGTATGACATTATCAGCAGCCGTTGCTGGTGTAGGACATACTCTAGGTATTGATCCAACCGCCGTGATCCATGTCGCTGGTATCTCTAGTGATGGTGGTATTACTCTTGGTGGTGAGATTCGATCTAGCAACGGTAAGTTTTATAATACCGCTGCTGATACAGGTATTGATGTAAGTAGCACAAGTCAGGCAAATATTCGTGTCGGCGGTTCTGCTAGATTAAGTCTCAGTTCATCTGTAGTAAGTACGCCTGTCAGATTTATTGGCGAAAATATTATCGAAGCAAGAGGAATAATTGAAGCAGAAGCGGGTATCTCACTGGATGTTGGTATCACCTTCGCTGATGGAACCTTCCAGTCAACTGCTGCTAGTGGATCTGGATCTGGTGGTGGACTCACTGGAAGTCTTTCATACAATGGACTTCTAGAGTTCCCGACAAACAAGACATACAGACTCGACAGATATACAGTTGAAGCAAGAACATTTAACTTCTTGTATGTTGACTGTGCAACTGGAGGATGTAGTGCCGATTTCTATGCCGCTGGATCTACACTTTCAAATACTCTGAATGTCACACCCAGTGGAGCAAGTGCCAGTTTTGCAACTGTTGTTCCTGCGGGATCGACATTCTCTCTTGTTGTTACTGGAATAACTAGTGGAAATCTGATTCAGGACTTTGGATTTGTAGCAGGATATACGCAATGATTTTAAATACAAGTGGTGTTGTTAGAGATTCTGATCTTACATTTTATTTTGATCCGTCGATTGCTGGTTCGCAGTTTAACGGATCTGCATTATATGATTTGAGTGGAAATAATCATCATGGATCCTCTGCTGATGGAAGTCCTTCTGTGTCGAGTGATTTTGGTGGAATACTTGTAACTGATGGTGATACGGATCAATTAAAAGTAGAACATAGTGTATGCGATAATTTAAATTCTAATTTTTCCGTTTTTACTTTTGTAAGATATCATAGTCTAAGCAACGCACATAGTTATCCAACGCTTCAATATATTCAAGTAGGTCCAATTAATGGTTCCGCTTCTATTTCCTTGGGGGAACGAAGCAATAAACATATGGCATGGAGATATGGTACATCAAGTGGTGTTTCGACTACTATAGACATAGAAATAGATCGGTGGTACTCTGTGGCCTATACACATGACGGAACAAATCATAGAATGTATATTGACGGTATATTGGCGGGAACAAGCACACTTTCTGCACAAAACTCAACCGATACTAAACTTTTATTTTCTGGTTGGAGAACACCAACATCAGGAATGTCCTCTTACAAAGAAAATTTTCCCGGAGATATGGGCCCGCTTTTGGTATATAATAGAACCCTATCTGATGATGAAGTCTTGCAAAACTTTCGTGGCATGGCACCGAGATATGGTTTACTTTATTATGACATTGTTACTGATGATTTGCTTTTTAATATTGACAGTTTTTATCCACCATCATATGGTGGATCTGGAACAGTGTTGACTGACACAGTTAAAGGACTTACTGTGGATTTTTCTGATGCCTCTGCGTCTGGTTATGATATTGATAACGCAGTGAATGGTTGGTATTTTAACGGTGATCCTTGTCAGTATGTGAATCAAAATAGTTCAGATTTTGAATTTCAGTATGGTGATCCATTCTCTGTTGAAGTATGGACTTACATGGATGAAAACACAAATACTGGTTATCTTGTAAGTAATAGACAAACTGACGCTTCTGGTGTTCAGTACTCTGGATGGGCATTAATACAAAGTGGAGGAAAGATCAGGGGTGCTATTGGTGGATATCCATCAAATTCATTAGACTGGAGAAACGCCGACATCTCGACTTCAGATTTTACTAATTATGTGTATCAAAAATGGTGCCATATTGTTTGGTCAAGTGATGGAACGACTAGTGGCACAAAACTATATATCAATGGGGTAGATAGAACAGATAATGTTTCTGATGATGCAACACCACCACATACAATAAACTATGACGGTGATTTTAAATTAGGATTTGCTGCTGATTCGGTCGATGGAACTTCTCACCCAGTTGCTGCTAATATATCTGCGTGCAGGATATACAACAAGAGTCTCTCTTCGGCCGAAGTCAATCGCAACTTCAATGCAGTTAGAAATTATTACGGTTTATAATGGGATATAAATACTAGTATGACACAGTTTCCAAATAGTCCATCAGTTGGCGATAAAGTAACTTTCAATAATGCTACCTACGAATGGGATGGCAATCGTTGGAAGTCTCTTGGTACTGTTGCAGTTGGTCCTACTGGTGCTGATGGTGTTACTGGACCCACTGGTGCAGACTCTACGGTTGTTGGTCCTACTGGGCCTACTGGTGCTGATGGTTCTGCTGGTTCCGCCGGTGTAACTGGTCCTACTGGTCCTATTGGTGCCGATGGTTCTGCTGGAACATCTGTGGGTTACACCGCAGGAAATACCGCACCATCTGGTTCAAATACCGGAGACTTCTGGTATGAAAATGATACTGGATTGTACTATGCATATGTATTTGACGGAACTACTTTAGGTTGGTTGCAGATTTCTGGTATTGATGGCGTTACTGGTCCTACTGGATCTGCTGGATCTGGTGGTGGAGGTGGTGCTACTTACTATGGTGGTGATGGTATTACACTCTCCTCTGGTAATACATTCTCCATAGACTCAAATGCAATCATCCATGTCGCTGGTGTTTCGAGTGATGGTGGAATTACCCTCGGCGGTGAATATTTGCGGTGGAGCAGTAACGATTCCATCCGTAGTTCTGGTGGTGTTTTCAGGTTCTATGCTAGTGGAACCAATGTCCTGAACATGACACCTTCATTGCTGGACATGAAGAAGGCTATTAATGTAGAAGGTCTTGCACACTTTGAAGCGGGCATCTCAATGGATGCAGGTGGTATCACCTTCCCTGATGGAACCTTCCAATCAACTGCATCCAGTGGAATTGCTGGTATAACTGGTCCTACTGGTGAAGCTGGTACTAACGGAACCAACGGCACTAATGGAACTAACGGTGTCACTGGTCCTACTGGTGAAGCTGGTACAAATGGAACCAACGGCACTAATGGAACTAACGGTGTCACTGGTCCTACTGGTGAAGCTGGTACAAATGGAACCAACGG